TCCATTGAATATTATGTCTGCCCTAGGTGGAACATTTCATTTTTTATATGGTTTTGTTAAAGAATCTTGGTGGAAACTAATATTTATTGTAATTCTTTTTCACAGTCTTCCGTTTTTATGGTTGCCGCCCGTTCTAACAATTTCTAACATGATGAACAATTTATATTTAATTATAGCCTATTTATTATTCATGCTTATTAGCAATAAAAATATTATTCAAGTCTATAAAGTAATATTAAATGAACCGAGTATATCCATACAAGACTTTTTGAATAAACGTCTGTAATATGAAGGTGCATACTAAACTGGTTTTGCAACTATACTTGTTGATTTACTTCCTAGCATTTCATTCCATCGTATATGGTTATCAGGATTATGGATGGAGAATCGCCAAGTAAGCTGCTTTATCTGTGAAGCATAAGAATGTTTATTAGCATCATGATCTTTAATTACTGATTGAATTTTATCAGCACCTTGTTCAAAATTGCCTCCTTCGTAATAATATCCGTATTCCTGAAATCGTTTTACATTATGAATGACCGGGTAGCCCATATGCATAAATTCCAAGAAAGAATAATTATATTCATTATTCCACTGGTGTTGCACCACAATGGCATGAGGAACTGCTTTCATAAGGTTAACCACATTTGCACGAGGAACCAATTTTAGTTTTCCTACTTTAGCCACTTCCAAATAGGGCAGAACATTCTCTTTAAAATATGCATTTTCAAGAAGTTTTGCTCCATTGATAACTATAATCTCTCCTACGAGAGACGGAGAGCGACGTTGAAAGGCTTCTACAATCATAATGGGAATGAGAGAACATTTTTGAAAGGAAATATTGGGTTCCATAATGAGAAAGGGTCGTTGAGAAGGAACATCATCCGAATTATATTTAGTACCTGTTTCTTCAATAAACATAGGATCCCATACATAAGGAGCAATTCGTGTTTTTCCTAGAATATTATTGACAGAGGAGGCATAATCGGTATGAAAATCATAATGGGGGCTGACCCAAATCTCATCTAGTTCACCAGCAATATGATGACTAAAGTTCATACCACGGTAAAATGTAATGGTTTCAATATCAATATTTAAAATATTTCCAAGATAGACTTTTACTGTTTTAGCACCGATAGAACGAAAAAACTTTCGGATGCTTGGATCGCACGACATGGCCATTTCAATATAGGCAACAATTCCAAAAGGTTTTGCAACGTATTCTGGAAAATCTAACATTCTGTATTTCTTATGAACTTTTGCATCTACATGATTTTTATTATTTTCAACCAACATCCAGGGCTCGTAGCCCATTGCTTCCAACATGCAGTAGACAATATATACATTTTGAAAAAGACCGTTAGCAAAGATATGCTCATCCGGAATTTTTACAGAGGTAATCATTACTCTAGGACGAGTTGTAGAACCGATTAACTTGTACGGCGTCGGAGAGGGAATGGGTTGAAACAAGGATCCACTCAAATCTCCCAATCGTGGAAAGGTAGCCATTTATCCATTCATTGGTTTTAATGCTTTATGTTTTACCTTACTAGGGGAATGTATGAGTGGCTAGTTTTTGTAAGTGAAATTGTTTTATCAGCCTATCCTATTTTGATTAAGCAGACAGATGCATCCATTTTTACACAGGTAGGATTTCGGATGGGTATTTATTCAATAGCCGCGATGGGAATGGCTCTTGCCATGGGACAATCTCTAACAAATCTATCCCCCTTGATTTTATTAGCAGGAGGATTGTTAAACTTGGTCCATGTAGGAGCCAGTTACAAAGCTTTTTCAACTCTAACAGCTGGGAATGCAATGGCATTATTTTATACCTATCCTGTGATGAATTTAGTAGCAGCTTCTGTAGCCTTGGGAGAGAAGATCGAACCTCTAACATGGGTATGGATGGGTGTTGCTTTGGTGGGAGCGGTTATGTTAGCAAAACCTTCTGAAGCAGGGTGGAATATGATAGGAGTTGCAGCTGCATTGTTAGCAGCTGCAACGGAGACTGGAATTTATATGTGGTTCCGTGATCTTCCCAAACAAACTCTCCCCTGGAAACGGATGTTAGAAATGTATGGAGGTTCTTTCTTGTTATGGGGAGGATTGGCCTTGAGTGGACTATGGAAAGGGGAAGCTGGTCCCCTGACGTTTACGTCAGGGTTGGCTATGGTTTTATTCAATTTATTTATTGGATTTGTAGGATATGGAATACGATTTTTTACCATTCCAAATGTTTCTACGGTGGCGTTTTCAGCTTTGAGCTTTTTTGGCATTGTAGCGGCGTATATATTTGGATGGCTTTTTGAAGGTGAAAAACCGTCTTGGTTGGCCATGGGAGGAGCCGCTGCTATTATCTTGGCCAATTCACAGTTGCTGGGAAAGGCGGAGAGTGTATGAAAAAAACGCAAAAAACACTCATTCTTAGTTCCACAAAGGAAAACCCCGCCGCAGCCATCGATCTTCCTTTGTGGACCAGTAGTAAAAGGTCGCCTAATGGCAGACAACAATCACTCTGTAGTTTGGTAGAAATAACGGTTGGGTTACACCCAGCATTAGTTTCTTTCCTGGTTTTACCACATTAAGGTAGTCTGTACAGGAACAGGATGGCGTTAAACACTCCTCTCATCGTAGAGGACAGTGGGCGCCACCATCTTCTTCTTTATTTGAAAATTATGAAATCAATTTTATTCGGTTGTAAATAGTGTAATTTAACTTTGCTATCAATAGGATGAGTACGACCCGAAATGGAGGATTGTTAGAATTAGTCTCACGGGGAAAGAAAGATACTTACTTTACCCATGATGCCAAACGATCTTTATTTAATGGACTTTACAGCAAATGTGCATCGTTTACGGAGGAGATTTATGTAACGCAGCCACGCAATGCAGGAGCTTTTGGAAATTGGGTGGAATTTCCGATTGAACATCGTGGTGATTTAATACGCGATCTTAGGCTACGTTTGACGTTACCCACCTGGCTCCCTTCTGCAGCAGCTGCAGCCAATCCAACAGGATTGGTTACTTTACTGGATGGTTCTACATTGGGGTATGTGAATGGAGTAGGATATTATGCATTAGAAAGAATACAATTATATAATGATCAAATTTTATTACAGGAGTTTTGGGGGGAGCAATTGGCTTGGATAAGTGCACAGACTCGATCCGATGTGCAAACCGTTGCGCTAGGATCATCCCTTGGATTTCGGTATGAAAGTGTCTTAGCGGTTGGACGAAGTGCTACACCTCCAACGTATTATGTTCCCATTCCCATTGCTGAATCGCCTGGGTTGCCGTTGATAGCTTTATCAGGGACGCGTCTTCGATTGCGAGTTTTGATACGACCGTTAGAGGAGTTGATTGTTTCGAGTGCTGGAACAAAGTTTCAGCCCCCGTGGGGGTTTGGGCTTTCTGTTCAAGCTGTGAAGAATGGACCGGTGGATACCTCGCAAGTGATTTTAGCGAGGGATCAAATTGCAGCTCCTGGATTAAGTTTAGAAGCGGTGCAGGTCTATGTTCCCAAGGATGTTCGACTCTGGTTAAAATCTCGTTCCTGGCAAATTCCTATAGTTCAAATGCAACAACAGTTAATTACATTGGAAGACAATCAATTTAATTTAGCCACTGTAACACCTGTAACACTTCCTTTACGATTGGATTTGATTGGACCTATTTCACAACTCTTCTTTGCTGTACAATCACAGGGATCGGTGATGAGTAATTTATTGAATGTATATACGGCTGCAGATGCTTCTCCCTTTTTAACATCAGTGCGATTGAATATTGCTAATCTAGATCGAGTACAACCTCTTTCTACTGATGTTTATAAATATGTTATACCGTATTGGAAACATGTTCGAACTAATTTGGATGAAATTTATACGATGTCCTTTGGAGGGGTGGAAGAGAAGCAACCTGCAGGGACGTTAAATGTAACTCGTGCCACTCGGCCTGTTTTTTACATTACATTAAATTCTATTCCGTATGATTACCGAAGCGGAAATCGTACAGCCTATTTAAAAATTTATGGACAATCGTGGAATGTGTTGGAAATTGAGAATGGTCTTTGCAAAATAATGTTTGCAGAGTAATTATTTTCTTCTACGCCCTCCTACAAGGGAAGGAAGGGTTGATGCAGGAGAAGCTCCTACAGGATTAACAAAATAAGCATAAAAGGGATAATAGAATCCGCTAAAGAAAAAAGCTAAAATGGACCATAAAAATGCATTCGAAGATCCGACGGAAGTATTATAGGCATATGATAGCTTAGCTGCACCATATGAATAGAGAAACAAACTGATTAGAAAGAATCCAACACTAAATACTAAATAGGTACCAAGTGTTGCTGCAGCAGCTGGAAGGTTATTTGCAACCGATGTAAATAATTCAACCGCGGTCATCTCTACTTAAGCTTATTGAAATTGAATATAGAATCATGAGTTCCGGTGATAGCATTGTAGATGCTGTAATTAAAAAGTTTTTGGAACGGTCAGCGGTCGGGCAAAAAAAATATGGAGTGACATTGGATCGGACGGATCTCAAAGTCCTGGATTGGATTACTCATACTCAGGAAGAATTGATGGATGCTATTTTATATTTGGAACGATTGAAACAAGAAGTAAAGGATCAATCGCGATCTAGTACAAGTGCATAAAATGGATAATAGAAACTACTAAAAAAGAAGGCTAGAATAGACCATAAAAATCCTGAAGAAGAACCGTTATTTGAATTATATTTATAAGATAATTTTGCAGAACCTAGTGCAAATATAAAACAATAAATAAAGCCAATTATAGTTACCGAAAGTATAAGTACATCGTCCATTTTCTAATATACAGTAAGGAATATATTTGCATTGCAAACATATTCCTTCTATAGAATGAGTACTCGTACCCAATATCCATTTAATGCTAGTTGGTATAAATATAAAACTCCTGCTGAGATTAATAATCTTCGACGGCAGTGGAATATGTTTGAAACAGTTGAAAATTGTGATTATTTAATACGAGCGAGAATGAATGCTGGGAATTTTGGAACCCGGTGGTATACCTTTTTACAGACAAGTGATCAGTTAGATTATAATCGGGGACGGGTACTCCATACTGCTCAATATCCAACCATTGATTTTACACCAGAACGTAATAAATTTGTTCAACAGAGTACAATTTATACAAAAGTTAGTTATGAAACATCACAACCTTCCAGTGGACTCTTGTTGAGTACATCGATAACGGAGGGAGAACGAATTAAAAAGAGTGGAGATATGTCCATGTATATACAAGTAAGTACATTTAATGCAATTCACAAGTATAAATGGTCGTTTAGCTCGGAGGAGGAGCGAGTATCGTATGAGAAAATCGCTCGAGAGCTTCTTTAAGATCCGGTCGAAATTTTATACGGCAACCAGCCAAACATCCATCTGATTTGCTCATCATTTGTTTATCCTCTGATCGTTCTAGAATTCCTAGAAAGAGTAAGAAAGAGCTGTCTGGAGTATAGGTATAGACACGAGCTTCCGCATCTTTTTGTTCAATCCAATAAACGGTTCCTTGTACACTTGCTTTTACAAGCTGAATAGTTGCCATTTTTATAATTTAAAGAATCTATATTTAAAGAGTCTCATTTTTTTAGAACAGAACGAGTAACAGGAGATGTTATAAACATACTTATAAACATAAGTAGTATAAGTATAAGTCCTAATAATCCAAGTGGAATTAATGATATCCACCAATCAGAATATACAATTTGTGTTTTATCATCGGGAATAAACAAAAATTGTTGATAGGAGATAAACGATGCAAAGAAAGCTGTTAATAATAACATTCCAAACAGAAGGAATGGAAGAATTCCTACAATAGTATCTGCATTGGGTAAATGAATTGTATAAAATAGTACAGATGGAGTAAGTATACTCATTCCCTATTACTCACAGAGATTTTCGATAAAAATTGCTAGGATAGATCCGACTGCTTTGCAGTTGGATCTATCCAACGTGGATTCCCATGAGCGCAAAGCGCTCATGGGAATTTTCGATAAAAATTGCTTCACAAAAATCAAGTTCGCGTTGCGAACTTGATTTTTGCAAGGAATGTTTCATCGTGAAAAGGAATAAGGGGCAGAGCCCCTTATTCCTTTTTTCGATAAAAATTGAAAAAAAAACATTTCTATAAATATATATAATAAATACAAAACAAAAGATGAGCGTTTCGAAAGCAGAGTTTGCAACCGTACTTGCCCGTCTTACTGCCGTTGAGGGTGAGATTAAAGTCCTGAAGGCCCAAAATGATGTTCAGATTGCAGAGATTGCTGCCCTGAAGGCTGGTAATACTGAATCTAGCAAGAAGAAGGAGAAGAAGAAGCGTACTCCTAATGCCGCCCAGGTGGCTGCTGCCGCCTTGAAGAAGGCATGGAAGCAGCATTGCCTCGATACCTACGAGTACCCTTCGGACTACACGGAGGCCGAGGAGAAGGCATTGACCAAGACTGGCAAGAAGGATCCTCTCTTCAGAAATCGTAATGTAAATAAGTTTGCCGATGCAATGCAGAAAGAGAATTCAAGTGATTATGATACATTCGCTGCAAAGTGGAAGGCCGACAACGCTCCCGCTCCTGTGGCGGAAGAGTCCGCTGCGGAGGGATCCGCTGCGGAGGGATCCGCTGCAGAATCTGATGCCGCGCCTCCTGCTGCAGCAAAGAAGACAAAGAGCAAGGCATCTCCCGCCGCCTCCAAGACCAAGGCCAAGGCTCCCGTCGAGGAGTCCGCTGAGGAGGAGGCTCCTGCCGAGGAGCCCAAGCCCGTTCCCGCTCCTGCCACTGGCCGCAAGGTCATCAAGGGCGCCAAGAAGGATTGACTTGATATAATTAATAATAAATACTGCATTGTTACAGATACAGGCAAGGTCTATAAGGCTGATATCACAAAGGATCGTTCAGATCCTTCGCGAAAAGGTAGGTACCTTGGTCAACTTGTTGGAAATGAATTAAAACAAATTTAATATTTTTTTAGTTCTCTTTAGTAGAATGAGCATAACGACGCTCCAAACATTAAGAAAAGTAGAACAAAATAAGGAATATGATAAATTAATGGTACGCTCATTAAATTTTCGTACTGATACTAATAACCCTATTCCGGCAAATCAAATTCTCTATGCTGATGGGCGTGGTGGTACCTATTGGAGTGATATTTCAGGGTTTGTTTCAACTGTATTACGATCCTACAACTCCATGAGTTTTTCATCAGGTACAACGGTTTTTAGTACAGTTGCATCCAATGTATTTAATACCTTTCAATTTGAAGCAGGAGCTGGTATTGATTTTTTTAGTAATAATGGATCGGTTGTTATTTATGCAAACGGAACGGTAGGAGGTCCTACAGGGGCAACAGGTACTATTGGGCCAACAGGGCAGATTGGAAGTACCGGTCCTACTGGCTTAGGGGTGACTGGTGCAATTGGAGCAACAGGGAACGAAGGTCCTACTGGTGCACAAGGTGCTACTGGTAGCGTGGGGGCATCAGGAGATGAAGGTCCTACCGGTGCACAAGGTCCAACAGGGAAAATTGGTGCACCAGGGGATGAAGGCCCCACCGGTCCTACCGGTGCCCAGGGAACCATTGGTGCACCAGGAGATCGTGGTCCCACAGGTGCTACCGGTGCCGAGGGAGGCATTGGTGCACCAGGGGATGAAGGTCCTACCGGTGCACAAGGTCCAACAGGGAAAATTGGTGCACCAGGAGATGAAGGCCCCACCGGTCCTACCGGTGCCCAGGGAGGCATTGGTGCACCAGGAGATCGTGGTCCTACCGGCGATATGGGCCCTACCGGTGCAAGTGTATTAGATTCTTCTATTACAACCTCCTCTATCTATGTTGAATTTTTGAATGTAAGTAGTGTCATCTTCAGTACTGCTATGGGAGATTGTCTTATGACCTCTACAGTCGTTGCAAGTAGCATCAGTACAAATTATTTAGAAGCTTTCTTTGGTAATTTTCTTTCTAGTTTTGCGGATTCAATGGTCATCAGCTCTCTAACAGTGAGTAGTATCAATATTAGTACAAGTGGTGGGGGAGGAGGTCCTGAAATCAATACCTCTTCCATCAATGTAAATAACCTTAATTTTAGTACTGCCATTGGATCTAGTATTAGCGTCAGTTCTATTTTTGTTAACACCGTACAAGTCGGTATTGAAAGTGGCTTTGATGGATTTGTTCATGTCAATGGTGAAATTCGTACCTCCTCCTTCTACACCTCCACCATCATGGGTGATGTCAGCCCCATCTTTACCTTTGATACATCCACCAACTTTGTAGGAATTAATTTAGGAACTTCTAGTCCTAGTGTTGCTCTTGAAGTAAATGGTATTGTCTATGCTGAACAAGTGTTAACCTATTCCGATTTCCAGTTAAAAGATCATATTACACCCGCTCAGTATGGATTTGATTTGCTGCCTTCGTTACAGGCGCAGCGATTCACATGGAAAAATACAGGCAAAGAAGATATGGGGTTAATTGCGCAACAAGTAGAAACGTATCTGCCCGAATGTGTTCTTACCGATAAAAATGGCATCAAGTTAGTGAATTATCCAAAACTAATTCCAGTTGCATTTGATTTGATTGAACGGTTGGTGTCTCGTGTAAGTACGTTAGAAGCATCTCTTCTTTAATTTTATACTCTTCTTGTAGAATGTTTCACTTTATCTACAAAGGAAAATTTGATTGTTTAATTTCGAAAGATACATTTGAAATGTATATTCAAAGTTTATATTATAGTATTAAAAAGAAATTTGGTGTTACATACAATCCCAAAAAGTTTACAATTATAATGGAAATGGATGGAAAGGATAAACGGAAGGGATATGGTGGAAATACGAATGAAAATTATCCAAATTATGAACTTCGATTGCAAATGTTTGGCTTTCCTAAAAAAGAGCAAACATTTGATCTATTAAATAGTTTTTTTGGAAATATTGTAACTCATGAACTCTTTCATTTTTTTATTCCAAGTGTTCAAGACAATTCTTGTTGGTCTGAAGGAGTCACCGATTTTATGACCTTTTGGTATCATAACATTATTACTGAAAATCTTTCAAGACTCTTACATGAATATAATGAAATGACAGATGAAAAATACAAAGCTCATAAATATGGATATATTACAGGATTGAAAAAAATGGTTACATTATATAACAAAGATCCATCGGTCATGGATGATATGAAAAAAATTATAAAAGAATACGATAGATCAAAAGAATATACTGCTGTAGATATTATAGCTTATAATCCGAAATTTAAAACATTTTTTACCGGTCGATGCAATAAACACATTCCACACGATCTTACGTAACTACGGACCTGTAATATAGACATCCTTAAAAGGAGTTAATTCAGATGTTAGAGGCGATATGGTGTAGCCATAGGTAGAAACAAAGGACAACCATCCTGGTAAATTGAACCAAGTAATTCCACCTCTAACATTGTATGGATCCAATGATTTGAGTTTATTAAATTGTTTAGAATCCCAATAAGCCGCTGGATCACTATTATCTCGTGTGGTGCAGGAAATGAAGGATATAAGAGGGGGTGGAATCCTATCAATGGCATATACTGTTTGCGAGGTTCCATAGCCGTTGCCACTTCCTTCCCATAAAACGGGGGAAAGTCGGTATAAGTTGCTCATTCTACTATCACAGAAATCATTTCTTTGATAGTTGAAAAAAAGAATAGTTACGCGTAAGGACCTGAAGGATATTGGAGAGCATTTTTAGCCTGATCTTGACGAGGTGTGACCATGCGATCATAGCGAGTAGGATTAAAAAATAATCTGCTGGATCGAGATGCAGCGGCTTGATCATCGGCCTCCCGGCATCCTGCGGGGGTGGGAACCTCTAACGGTCTTGGGTAATGTGTTTTCAAAGGGGTAGCACGAAGAGGAGCCCGTTTATACAGATCGGGATTGGTAGGAATGTAGCGACGTTGAGGGCACCGTGTCAAATCTTCATCCAATCGAAACAAATCACTTTCACGTTGTACATTCTCCATGTATTGTTCATAGGGCATAGAGATGGAAGGGGCTCCTCCTGGAAAAAGGGGGACCTGACCTTGTCCAGCGGTCAGTTCAAAGGGGCTGTAACGAGTACAATTTTTAACGGAAGAGCGAGGATCTTCTGCCAAGGTGGGCCGTTCAATGGCCTTGGGGGGCAGGATGTGACGAGTCACAGCGGTAGGATCCCAATGCCACAAAGGGCAGATGGGACCCTTGGAGGGGTCTTGCATATTTTGACGGCTTTCCGTAATATTTCTTTCGGCCATGCGATCTACACTCATTTCTATCTAGGAGTGACAAACTTTACAACCATATTTCTTCAAAACACGTTGACAATCAGGGCATGGTTTACTATTTAGAAATGTTCCATTCTTTCCCAATCGTATCACAACAAGAGTCATATTTTTTAACTGGGACACATCTATTTGTTTCATAACGGCTCGTTCTGCATGAAGAGTATACTCTGAATATCCTGCACCACGGCTTCGGGAACCAATTTGATTGGTTGAAACTGCAACAATATTGCCTCGAAGAAGCAGAAAAGCCATGTGAAAATGAGTTGTATGCTTGGGAGTAGGTGTAGAATAAAATAAATATTCTTCAATTGTATCCTTCCACTTCATTTTGAAATTATAATGATAGATGTATTTAAATATAATATTGTAATCATTTTTTACCATGAATAGTATGGATAAACTCACACACCTTGGCAGTAACATTAGACTTCAATTCAAATACAATTTTCTTTGGTGTAATGACTAAAAAGGTAGGAAAGGATTTTACATTGCAGTAACCAGCGGTATAATCATTGACGACATAGTCGCATTTCCATACAGGAAGATCATAGAGGGAGGCAATGCGATCAATGGCTGTCAGATCGAGAGCTTTACAAGGACCGCACCAAGCCGCTGTAAAATAGACTAACATGGCGCCATCTCCTGGACGAAGGCCGGAAGGACATGTTGTACCTACGATCCAATTCCATCGTTCTTCAAATTGGGCTTGATCCGTCAACTCAAACATCCTACACTTGTCGTCGTATAAAATCATAGAATCCTTTTGCACCCCCTGCCAACAAGAGAGCTGCTACAGAACCAGCTAGAACAGGACCTAGGCCGGATCCTTCTGGCCGACCTCCTCCTACCTGTGTTCCTCTTGGTAGTTGAGGTATCTGCATCTGTGGCATCTGGGGTACCTGTGGCATTTGGGGTACCTGTGGCATCTGCGGCATTTGCGGTACCTGTGGTATTTGTAGCATCTGGGGTACCTGTGGTACCTGCGGCATCTGGGGTACCTGTGGTATTTGTGGCATCTGTGGTACGGACTGAGCCGCCAAAGTTGCCAATTTTCCAGGATCAGTAGCAGCCTGAAGCGTACTGGAAGCCCCTCCTAAAATCTTTTCTCCATCTTGTTTAATACTAGATGCGAGTGTAGCACCTGCTTTTCCAATTGTAAAAAGGGGTTTGAATAATTCAAATAATTCATTAAATATTCCCATTCCAGGTAAAAAAGAAGAAATAGAAGGAAAGGAAGGAAAGGAAGGAAATGAAAAAGAAGGAATCCAACTTTTAAACCAATCTGTAAAGGATTGTTGTTTCTGAATTGGAGCCTTAGCTTCTGCACTGCGAACTTCAAACAAATCTTTTGCATTAATTGGATTAAAGAAGAATGAATAAGGAAGAGGTGAAGAAATTCCTTCTGTCATAACTGTTCTCATTGTAAAAACAGCATGATACCAGTCCCATGCAACCCAAAACCATCCAAACAAAAATAGAAAAATATTAAAACAGCTAATTAGTTTTAGAAGTCCTTGGCCATAATATCCTAAATAAAACTTATCCGCTCCTAGACATCCAAAAAAGGTTAAAATGGTGTATAAGACATAATCCTTTTGAGACACATAAGAATCGCCTGGCTGTTTAAAGACACCGCGCCCAATTCCTTTTACCCAATCAAATGGAGAATTTAAACCTTCTCTTTTAATTCTATCTCCATCACTAAAAATTTGTAATAAATCCCAAATATACCATAGTCCTATTGTACACAAATTTACAAGTGTTTTAGCAATTGCAGTTGGAAAAGATCGTAAATAAATATGATCTACACCAAAAAATCCTAAAAAAATAGATAGTACTACAAATGTAAAATAATCACGGTCAGGGTGTTTCCATACTTCAACATCACTCATCAAATGAACAAAATTGGATGGATGTTCATTCATCTTCCTATCCCTTATACAGTAAAAAGGACGCCTCCAAGCCCCGCAACAATACGTAAAATATTATAATTTGTTGCATAGACGGTTACTCCAGAATCATATTGTGGAATAGCTTGATTCATTTCTAATTGCAGAATAATCGTATCAATACGACTTGCATTACAGGTTCCTTGTGGCTGAGAGGCTTCCGGGGCTAATGAAAAAGAATAAGTATAGATAAAATCATTAGGAATAGCGGTATGATATTGCCAAGGTTGAACTAATCTAAAATAAGCAGCAGATCGTTTTTCAAATCGATCATATCCATCTAATTGCAGCAATGCTGTACTAATAATATCCGTATTAACAACTGGATATTCGGTATAGGTACGAGAGCCATAATTAAACCATTCTTTTAAACTTTGCATACGATCTTGTTGAGCGACCCATACAATTTCCTTTAATGGGTGATTGAAGTTAAGAGATATATTGGCATAGAGAGAAGTAGCAGGAATACTTACACGGCGTTGAATTTGGCTTTGTTCAATGAGGTATTCATGTTTGCTAGAGGTAAACCGACGACGTTCTTCCACATCTAGATAGATAAAATCACCCCATAGAGTCATATCGGTAATGACAGGAGGAGTTGCTGTTTTAAAATTGCAATTTGATTCATAGGCAGTTGAATAAACCATATCATTACCATTTCTTAATTTGATATAAATTCGAATTGGAGTGGATTGAAGAGCAATGAGAGGAAGAGCTAACCCCACATTATTGCAGAACCAAAAGTTTAATGGAACAAAGAGACGGAGAGGTCCATGCTGCGAGGATTCATCGTAGGCTTCTTGTGCTCCAATCATATAACTGAATCCAGCTTGTTTTGCTCCAGGTGTCTTTAATCGATTCCAAAGATACATCCATTCTCCATATTGACGATCAATCTCTACTTGACCAATCAGGATACTCACATAATCAATCATAGCGTAGCCAATACCATTGACCCATGAAGTATCGGGAGTGGTAGGAGCAGGAGGAGTTGATCCATCAGGCAACGGACCGCTGGGAGTTATATACGGTAGTTGAATCTCTAACATCAGTTGAGTCAAGAGATCTCCACTGCGAGGAATAACAGTTGTAATCAATTTATTAAAATCAACAGCTGTTTCAAAAACAATACGCTGAGTCTCCATACTAAAATTAGTATGTCGCTTGTAGACTTGTTTAAAAAATGTAGTTTGGGGATTACCGGTTAGGTAGATATCTTGACGACCTGTTGCCACTAATTGTAGCAATCCTCCTTGCCTAGACATAATATTCTAATCTTATTACGGATAATTTACCAAGCAAATTATCCGTAATAAGATTAGAATAGATGAGCTTTACGACAACCTCTCAATTAAACAACCTCCTGCTACGGGGATTGCAGGTAAGAACTAATAGTAACACTCCGATCTCAACCTTCTTTGCATTGTATGCTGATGGTAGAGGAGGGACCTTTTGGGACCAAGCTTTACGAGCCAGTGATCTTTCTAGCTATAGTACCAGTGTCGCTGCAATTGGACAAAGTCAATCCACTCTAACAGCGTATACTACCAGTAGTATTACAGGCATGGAAAATCAAATTGTTGTATTAGAAGACAATTTTTCTACTCTAGGAGGATCGGTAAGTACACAAATTCAACAAGCTGTCTTTAGTTTTTCTACCAATCTATTCTTTATTAATCAACTAAGTACAATTCAATTAGAATTGGAAACTCAAATTAGTAGTATTTATTCTACTCTTAGCAGTTATGATAATGCTAATTTTAGTACATTATCATCTTATATCATTGGCTCTCAGTCTGTAAGTTTTGGATACACGGATTCTTCTATTTCTACGGTTTATACACAGAGTGTGAGTACTTATCAGGAATCTTTGAATGGATTTTCAACTTCTATAAATAATTCATTAATAAGTACTAGTATTGCATTTGCATCTACAATTTTGGATCAAAATTCCTCGTTAGCCTATTATATTTCAACTGATACGGCTCAAACAACATCTACCAATTCTAGTTTTCTTACAAGTATTTCAAGTTTAACTGTTCAAATATCAAACTTGCAATATGTGAGTTCAATGATGGATTCAACTCTATCTACCTATATTAGTTCTTATGTAAATACAAGTATAAATAATTATGATATAAGTGTACAATCTACATTTACTGAAGTATTTGGAAATTTTTGTACAATTAGTACTCTTGCTGTAAGTACAGCTATTATTGCTCTTAGTACAGCAATTGGATTTGCAGATCAATTTAATAATATATCGATTCAAACTGCACAAAATACATCCTCTATTTTCAATCTTAATTTCAGTTTAAATTTGCTTACAACAAGTACGCTAATTAGTTCTATTTATGAATCATTTTTAGGATTAGAAGAGTTTTGTTGCACATTGGTGCAAAGTACAAATAGTGCATTGACAATAACATTAAACTCGACAACTGAAGGATATATTTCAACAATTTATTCAACAATTGTAATTGATATTTTAGCAACAGCATCACTTGCCTTTGCATCTACTATTACAAGTACATCTGATGGACTCACTAGTACCTTTGTATCAACTCTGAGTACACTTTATGATGAGTTCATATATGATTTAGAAACGCAACTTGATTCTAGTATTTTAGCATATGTCAGCACACCGGTAGCAACTGCAATAGAAGACTTTAGTACCATGACATTTGAAGTAATTAGTACCTTTAGTACAAATTATGAGGAAATCTTATTCACATTTAGTACACTGACAGAACAAGAAATTAGTACCTTTAGTACAAATTATGAAACGGCTTTAGCTGATTTTAGCACTCTATCAGGAGTTGAACTGAGTACCTTTAGTACATTATATAATGTAAGCTTAGACGATTTTAGCACTCTAACAGTAATTGAACTAAGTACGTTTAGTACGTTATATAAATCCACTTTGTCAGGAACAGGAGAGACATTTACTAATTTTGTAATAGGATTACAGAATTTTGTAAGTAGTTCAGCTCTTTCCACATTGTATACAGAACAAATTTTTACATTGAGTGGGGGGCAATCGACGGCATCCTTGAATTTGCCTTCTTTTCGAAACTTTGCTATCTTTGTAAGTGATATTTTAGATACCTCTGAATATCGCATTACGTATGATCCAACCGCCTTGTATGGAATGGATTGGAAAACAGGAACTATTTTAATTAATGTATTGAGTACAGGATCTTATAGTTATAACAATGGAAAAATAGTTATGGATACGTATCGATGGGGGTTTCCCACCTCTATCTATGATTCCATGTTTCCAACACTTTCTTCAGCTGATTACACATTAATGTATGATTATCGTATTTACAATTCTACACTATTTACATCCTTGCAGAATATTTATCCACGCTTGAGAATTTTGAATGCAAATGTAACCCCCTTAGGGGGTGGAAGTGTTAGAGCCAATTGGACCAATTACAGTTGGATTCCTACTGGATTGGTAGGGGCACCACCTTTTTCACCCCAAATCAATATAGATTTGAGTCAATTGGGAGTATTGCGAGAACGGCAGGGACCCTATGATATAACGCTTAGCACTACAACCTTTGCAACAGCTCTAACAGGATTAACAAATATATCTATTTATTTTGCAGGGAGTTTTGGGGAGGGAAAGATTGTGAATGTAAGTTTATAAACGGAAAAAAACCTACCCAATCTGGTAGGACAAAACACTCTAGTTTTCGATTTTGAAACAAACTGCAAAGCAGAAGAACACTTTCCTTTTTTTTTGACGCATTTGCACTGCAGCGATCACGCGGGGACCCTCAAGACAAGCTTTACTCAGCGGGGGGAGACTGAGCCTACTACTTGCGAGGGGAAATGCCGTGTATCTTTAATCTGGATTACGGAGTACCAGTTGCACAAGTTTTCAGGGATAACAAGGAACCACTCAATTGCTATTCGTTTAACGATCAGTGACTCGCAATGTCACTTAGAACCGGTCCGATATTCAGGTATGGACACCATAAACAAACTATCCAGAAGAGGACATAGAACAAAGACACACCGTCGTTGATTCTTGAAGAAGAAAGGACTCCGCACATCTTGCGGCTGTCCAAAGAGAACCAGGGAGCGAAGCTCCTAAACTGTATGCCTCCCAAGCAGCAGAAACACGCCCTGGATTTGAGCGGTTAAGAAGATAGGACCAAAGTCCAGGGGATGAAGAAGAAGCCTTCGCGGTGAAACCGCGCGAGGACCCGCACATCTTGCGGCGTCCTGGGGAAAGGCTGTGAGGAGGGGGTTTAGCTACCGCGACCCCTCTTAGGAGGGGGGGTCACGGCACGAGCAGCACGAGCTGCTTCATGAACATTGCCAGTATTCTGCATCACCGCAGCAAAGACGGCGACGGCGAGATCACGTCCACGAGCGGGGGCGGGGGCGGCTGCGGCGGGGGCAGCGGCGCACTTGCTGTGGTCGTAGTACTTGTGGCGGTTGCACGGTACAACCGTGCAGGGCTTGGCAGCGCCACTAGGGGCAACGGAGGCGTCGCCAGAGGGGGCGGCGGGGGGGGCACCAGAGCCGCCACTGGGGGCGGCTGCTGGAGCAGTATGGGTACACCCTGCACCACGACGGCAATCATCCCCATACAGGGGGCAGTGCTTGACCTTCTTGAGGTCAGCTACTTCGACGCGGAGCGCAGAGACCTCCTTGACTAATGCCGCGACATCCGCAGCAGAGGCGCCTCCCCCTGCACCTCCCGCAGCGAAGGCGGGGGCGGGGGAGACGACGACGGCGGGAGCGGCAGGAGCGGGGGCGGGGGCGGGGGCGGGGGCAAAGGGGCCGCCCTTGTTGGCACGGGCAATGGGACCCAAGTCGCACGATGGGTTGGGGCACACAAGATCGGAACCAGACAAGATGCATTGTGCACCGCACTTGCGGATGCAGTTCATTCTGAGGAGGGGGTTGTAAGGACGCGAGGGGGGTGACGGAGGGCGGGGGCGAATTAACGCGAAGGCTTGGTCTCTCTGACGAATGCGTCCAGAGAGAATGTTTTCTTATTTGTAAAAAAGAGAATTCAATTTTTTTCGAAAAAAATTGAATTCTCTTTTCAAAAAAATGAAAATCAGTTTTTAGACATAAACCATTAAAACCAACACTTTTTTAAATGATCTCACGCCACCCTACCACAGGAAAACCTATTAAAATTATTCGATCAGAAGCCACTCTTTCAAAAAATGCAAAAACACTTGTGTGGATTGAACCTACTTTTGAACCCTCTTACCGATGGTCTCGATGGAGTACTCTTCTATCCGATGTAAAATCTTTTCCAGTTCTTCAAGGAATGTTTCCTTCGTTACTAATTCTTCGAACTGCAGAAGAAGCAGCCCTCTGGTCCACCTATACAAATGAAGATACGGTTCTTATTGTAACTAAGATAGCAGAAGCAGCCCTAAAAGATTGTTCCTTATCGTGTCTTTATATTTCTGAATTAAATAAACAATACCCCTTCTTACAGGATCCAGTAAACGATGAAAGTTCTCTTGAAACAATAGTAAAGGTTTTGTATACTCTTTTTCGATTTCAAAAATTGGTAACAGCTCGAGAGATTTCTTTTGCTACCAAAGTTTCTTTGGATGCGAAGGATACTGTAATTCCTAGAACTATTTGGATATCGCAATATTTTCAACATCCGCATCCTACTCGAGCTCGTGAACTCCGAGAATGTCTTGAACGAAATATTGCATGTTCATGGATTGATCAAATTCTTTTACTAACAGAGAGAACACTAAAAGATATTCCTTCTTCTGATAAATTAATTGTGCATCCTTTTGGAAAACGAGCTACGTATGCTGATACGTTTCAAATTGCAATAGAAAGAATTCCAAAAGGAGAAAATTCAATTTTAATTTTTTCAAATTCTGATATTTGGTTTGATTCTACTCTTCGATCTCTTTGGTCCATTGATCTAAGTAAAAAAATTTGTTTAGCCTTGCTGCGATGGGAGGGGGATACTATTTTTGGACCTCGTCCTGATTCACAGGATACGTGGATTGTAGGACGTGATGCATTTGATATAAAGTTGGACCCTTTTCGCTTTTTATATGGAATACCAGGCTGTGATAATATTGTTGCGATTGAATTTTTTAAACAACGCTTTCTAGTATCAAATCCCGCTTACACTATTAAAACACATCATAATCATTCATCTTCAATTAGATCCTATGATGCTCGTAATGATATTCTCTACAATGATGCATATTTATACATTAATCCAACTGCAATTCAATTATTTGAAATAACCAATTCCTATGGAACTGCTGTAGGATGGAATTCTTCTATGAAAACATTTTCACGAGAGTGTGGATTTATAAAAAAGTCTTTACTAACCTTATCTCCTTACACCCCTCCAACATCTCCTCCACTGTATAATCTGAAGCAGGATCTTTTTGTAACACCTGAAGGACTTATTTCTAATCATACAACTCTTTGGAATCATCCTCTTTGGGCGAGTTCTAAGGTTCATACATTGACACCAGCGATACATCTTCCTTCTATGATAGCTCTTTGTGGTGCAGAGAAGGATCCTGCCAAGTGGATGCTTCAGGCATTTCCACATATTTTACGCATTCGATCCTTAGATTCAAAGGCTCACTACCTAATTCCACCGACTCTAACATCCATACTTCCAGATGGTACTCCTATGGAGGAAGGGGTTCAGTATTGGTCTCAGTCTGTTTGGACTCTTCCCACTCTACCATCTCGTCCCACACAGGAAGATATTGAACTATTGCGATCCAAGTGGTCTTCCTCTTCTACCTCTACAACTCCCACGATTGTATTTCTTCTAAGCGAGACTCTTCTCCCTCTTCATCATGCAGAACAAATTTATAGAATGCATTGTGTTCATACGGTGGATTGTGAAACGACAACACGTTGGAACGTTCACTATTTGCATCCAACGGATACATTGGAACGAGTGTGGGGGGCGTTGGAGGAAGCAGATTGGGTGGTAGGTGAAACGAATCATATATTATTTCCTTGGATTTGGAAATTGAAACCGAATTCAGTCATTTTAGAATTTCAAAAAGAAGAATCAATTTCAGATGAGATAGCTCATTTAGCTGGTGCGGCCTCTCTTCACTATGTAATGGGAGTGCAACAATTTCGTGAACCTCTTGAAGATCGTCGGCAACAAGCCTTACTGGATGTAGGAGTTGCTATCAAGAAATATGGAATGGGATCACGGTTGAAAGAATTAACCTCTGGTGGATCTTCTCTACCAGTGATCACACTTCCTACAGAAATGACTGGAATTCATCTCCACAGTGGAGATTCGTTTAGAGCGATGATACAACTCTGGAAAGAGCGTGGCTATTGCCGTATCGAGCTGTCAACTCGTACGCCATTCTGTTGGTGGAACGATACTACGCTGCTCTATGATCGTGATACGATGAAATGGATGGATCTAGAGAAGCCTTCGTATCAACTGGCTCTGATTGGAAATCCTGGAGTAGTGGATAAAGTTCGACAGTCTAAGTGGTCCTATTGGCCACGGTATCCTCAGTTGGTGGAGATGGTACGACCTCGTGGATGGGAGGAACGAACTCTTACATCCATCTTTCTGGGTCGCATTGAAAATGGAGTGCAGAAAAAACATCGTGAAGGTGATTGGAAATCAGTTGTAGAATTATTTGAATGTCCTATAGATTCTTCAGGAGGAGCGTATAAATATTCTCCCTCAGAGTATCTTGATTTAATTGGAAAAAGTAAATTTGGACTTTGTTTAGCGGGATACGGTGGAAAATGTCATCGTGAAATGGAATATTATGCTTCTGGGACAGTTCCTATTGCTGCTCCTGGTTGCGATATGACAGGGTATTTGAACCCTCCGGTGGAAGGAGTTCATTTTCTACGAGCTGCCACTCCTGTAGAATTTTACAGAATTCTACAAACTACATCTCGTTCTACATGGGAACGTATGTCGGCAGCAGGTCGTCTTTGGTGGAAAGAGAATGCTTCTGCGGAAGGATTGTTTCGACTCACTTCCAATCGAATTCAGAAATGTTTACCGTATGCAGGAATTGGGCTTCCACTATAGAGATGGGTAAAACCCGTAAAAAGAAGTATACTTCTCTGGAGGCTCTAACAGTTTCAGAGGTTGTTCGGTTGGCTACGCAGGGAAGGGGAATCCACTCTTCCAAAGATCCTCTTTTTGTAGTGAAATACGGTCCACCAGGTAGTGGAAAAAGCAGTGAACGAATTTATAAAGCCATTGAAAAATTAGCCCCTCTAACATCCTTTGTAGATATCAATCAAGATACATTGGTAGAATCATTAGTAGAATATCAAAAAAATCATACTCAGTACAATCGGTTACGATATCAAAAAAATAAGAAAGGATTAAGTTTGTATAACAAAAATACAATCGTATTAAAACAAGCTGTAAAAGCTCATGCTAATATTATCGTTGAAATGACAGGAGGAAGGGATGAAGGGCCTACAGGACCCTTGGGATGGATTTATAAACTCTTGAAAGGAACTTCTTATAAACTAATTGTTGTAATGCCAACGGTTCCTTTAGAAACGAGTTTAAAACGGTTAGAAACACGTTCACGAACTCGTGATGTAGAAGAAGTAAAGAGAGAATATGAATGGTCTTTAAAAAACTTTGAAAAATTTATTAAACTTCAACATAATATAATTTTAGTTGATAATGCGTGAAAAATTGCCAGGGTATATCGTAAAAAATTGCTAGGATATATCCGTCCCTTTGGGACGGATATACCCAACGAAATTTTTTCTCGTGAAAAAGAAGAAGAAAGCGAAGCTTCCTTCTTCTTTTTATCGTAAAAAATTGATAGAGATAATATTTAAAATAATCTATTTTAAATACTTTCCCATAATGGAGTCCATGATAAACGATCCTTCCTTTCGCGAACTTGTTGCAAAACATTTTGCGGAGCAGATGATTGCTAAATCAATAATTCCTCCCTTGCCTCCTGCTGCGGAGCCTCATGCATTAATAATTCCTCCCTTGCCTCCTGCTGCGGAGCCTCATGCATTAATAATTCCTGCGGAGCTCCCCGTTGCAAAACCAGCGACTCTAACAATTATGCCCTTTGCAGAAGCTCCTGATTTCATTCCTCTTCCCAAGATGGATATGCCTCTTGAAATATCAGGCAAGAAGCGCACGGTGACTGAGTTCCGTGAGCCCCTCACCGCGCGTCAATTGATTCACAGAGCCCTTACAACAGCAAATCCTATTCCTTACAGCATTTGCATAAAATTAAATTGTCTTCGCTCAAAACTGATCCCATTTCTTAAGGGCTATACGCTTGATGATCTTAAGGCGATAAAGATTGATGAATTTCTTACACGAATGGTGTACCATACCTACGATATTTTCGTGGAGAGACGCATCCTAATTGATAAACTGGGAGTCAAGCTGATTCCCTTTGGACTTCATTACTACAAGTATCCATCCGCACGTGTTGCGTTTGTAAAACCGGCCCCCTATATGGATCGTTGTATACTTGATTTTATTGATAATTTTGCAAAGGAATATATTATTTCTACCTTTCTACGAATTATTACAGATGAGGAGAACTGTCGTTATTACAATTATTCTGTAAAAGTTCATCCCAATTGGAAAAAAGAAATTACCTTTTGCCAGATGTATTCAATCTCTGGCATTGATCTTGATCGTGTAATGGAACGAATATTTGATGCATCTTTTGCTTAAATCTAGATTAAAAATGATTCTATTTTTTAACATATAGAAGGATGCCTACAAAATGTCACGCAGATTTAGTGGACTCTTTCATCCACACTTGAGTGGAGAGGGACCTTCCCTCTTTCTTTCTTTGGACAACCGCATAAGTTGGTTCAACATTGTACCTCTTCTACGAGAGGGGAAGAAGGTGGGTATTCCTAAAGTGCGATCTCTCGCATCCTTGAAGGATCTTAAATCATTTGGGCTCGTCATCGGCAATGAGATACCCACTGATTCGAATGAAGATTCGTTTGATAAGTTGGTGGAATTCAGAGCCATCAAATATCACATTCTTGGAGAAATTCTGGGTTTATTGTCCAAAGAGGAACTGCGCAGCAAGTACGGCTACACCATACGATCTGTACCCGAGTGGAACACTACGTATGGAATGATGCGCCCAGCATACTACCAGCTTCTATTTTACACTCCTGAAGAGGTGGCCGTCATGATGAAGATTCTTGGATAACAACCAAAAATTCTCATCCCTAATAAATGGGCTACGCCGGTATTTGGTGGAACAGTCTCTTTGCAGGAATAACCTTTTTCTTTGGAGGTCTAGGAATGTTTTTTACTCGGTATATGAAAGGAGCTTGGTCTCAAGCCTGGTGGGATTATATTCCTATTTTATGGATCCCCTTTTTAACGTCTTGGATCCCGTCCATTTCGATTTTGCGCGGTACATATGATGCGTAGTGTATACCGCCAAATATTAATTTAATATCACGGTTCCGTAAGAATTAAATTAATTCTTAACGGTAGTATCAATTCTTTCACTGTATAAGTTTCTTTTACAAAAAATATAAAACTAAATAAATGTAATACGTGGTTTTACTAAAATAGATGATATACGAGACTTACGTTTTGTTGTTCGGTGTAATCGTTTCTGATGCATTTTTTGGTATTGTAAATAACCATCGCAACTTTTAAGATTAAATTTTACTAAAAATGTATCTTCTATTGCTTTATATATAGCAATATCAGATGTATATTTAGTTTCATAAAAAGTTTGAAGAGGTTTAGTAAACGGTGTACTACGTCCTTCACAGGTTCCATAGATAAGTGAATAGAGTTTCATAGGAGCTCCTCCCATTGCAAGATGAAAATACTCGGGTAAAAAAATATCTTGTATCTTATATACAACAGGTCGTGCATTAATTTCAATAATATAAGGAGATAGTTTTTTATCAACTAAAATATCTGCTCCAAGAATCTGAAATCCATTTTTAATATTAAAATTTACTTGAAAATCATGTTGTTCTTTAAAAATAAATTTAAATTCATTTGTAATTTTTTCCATTGTAGTTGTAGCATCCGCTGTAGTCCAACCATCGGGAAGTTCCATTGGAAAAAAAGCATCTCGTGAATTTTGATGTTTATGTGAATTATACACCTCTCTTTTTTTAATATGTTTTATATCATATAACTCTTTAGAAAATTCATATACATGATAATTACTAATATATACGGATACATGTTTTCCTCGAACTACAGCAATAAGAAGAACACGAAGATGAAATTTATAACCTTGAAAGGTAGCTAAATCTTCTACAGTATCTTGTAAAATCCAACGACCTCGTGCAGTACCAGGTTGTTTATAATCATTCTCTTCCTCTGTCGTTTTTATCATTCGTTCTACATCTTTGACTGAATCAACTACATATATACCACTTCCAGCAAATTTATTTGAATGTTTTAAAAATTTATGTTTTGTTCCTCTTTCTAAAAATCGTTTTATATCGGTTTCATTAAATTTAGAAAATATAATGGCTGGAAGTTTTGCAGAATATTCTATTTTATTAAACCATTCTGTTAAATTATCTTTTTTTGTCAATATATTAAAACTATGTCCAATTAGATAATTAACTGTATTAAATATTTTAAATGGAATTTCAAACAGTTCGGTTGGAGTAATTTCAAATTCAAATACATATAAGAAGGCTTCTTTATCCATATTAACTGACAAAAGTAATAATGCAATAAATTCTTTATGAATTACTTGTTGTCCTTTTATAAGAAACATCCCTATCTAGTTCGATGTTTTTTTCTAGTGTGTCTGGCTATAATTGGTGTATAAGATTGGTAAATCATATAAGCCTGATCCGCTTCCTCTTGTAAGTTTGTATTAAATTGCTTATAGAATGCCTGATTTGCTTCTAAAGCAGATGTATATTTAGTTTCATAAAAAGTTTGAAGAGGTTTTGTAAAAGGGGTACTACGTCCTTCAGGAGTTCCATACAAAGTTGAAAAGAGTTTTAAGGGAGCTCCACCAAGTCCTAGATGAAATACTTCGGGTAATAATGTAACATATGATTGAGTCATACCTGTTTTACTGTTAATTTCAAGAATATACATTTTATGTTTTGTATCAAATACAATATCAGCACCTAATATTTCAAATCCATTTTTAACTTTCCAATCCGGTAAGAAATCATGTTGATGTTTAAATATAGATGTAAATGTTTTATTAATTTCTTTTATAGCATTTTGTGCATCTGCAGCAGTCCAATCATCGGGAAGTTCCATTGGAAAAAAATTATTTTTTGAATTTCGATATTCATGAGTATTATATATGTCTTCATCTTTTAATTTTGTTTTATCATATGGTTTTTTTGACAATACAAAAAAATAGTAGTTATTAATATAAATAGAAATAACACCATTACGAATAACAATTACTATCCATAAACGTAAATGAAATTTATATCCTTGAAAGGTAGCAATATCTTCTAGAGCATCTTGTAAAATCCATCCTTTAAATTTTCCCGTAGGTTTGTACATTTCTATAAATTTTTTTACTTCTTCTATAGAATCTACCACTGTAATACCACTTCCAGAAAATCCATCAGAAGCTTTTAAAAACTTGTGTCGACTTCCATGAGAAAAAAAATCATGAGTCAATGAATCATCATAACTTGAAAATGTTATACAAGGTAAACTGTGTGGAAATTTAGTTTTAGAAAAATATTGCATTAGTTCATATTTATTAGTTAAAATATCTTTACTATTTCCTTTTGATCGATTAATTGTATGAAAGTCTCGAATATTCAGATCAAGAATTGAATCATACCAATTATCAAATAAAAGTAACATTGCTTCATCTTTTAAATTAACCGATGAAAGAATAGATATAATTTGTTCTTTTGCTGAATAAGTTCCTTGTACAAGGAACTTTTGCTGTTCTTGCTGTTCTTGCCGTGTCTTAACCGTTTTTTGATACTCAAAATACGATTTATCTGCTTCTTCCTCTAAAGATATATGAAAGATTGATTTGAATGCATCATTTATTTCTAACGCATTTTTGTATATTGTTTCATAAAATGTAGTAAGAGGTTTTGTAAAAGGAGTGATACGACCTTCAGGAGTTCCGTACAAGGTTGAAAAAAGTTTTAACGGAGCCCCACCAAGTCCTAGATGAAGGATTTCAGGAAAAAATAAAAGTTGAGAAGGAAAGATAGACATTTTTGTATTAATTTCTAAAATATAGGGTTTACCGTTTGTATTAAATATAACATCGGCTCCTAATATTTCAAATCCATTTTTAACTTTCCAATCTGGAATAAATGAATGCTGTTGTTTAAAAATACTAAAAAAATCTCGTGTAATTTGTACCATTGCTTTTTTTGTATCGGTAGGAGTCCATCGATCTGGAAGTTCCATTGGAAAAAAAGCAATACGTGAATTTCTTTTTTTATGTGTATCATAGATTTCTGGTTCTTTTAATCGTCGTACATTATACATATCAGTTGATAATACATATTGATGAAAATTACTAATATAGATTGATACATTTTTATCTCGAACGACAACTATAATTATTACACGAAGATGAAATTTAAATCGATGAAAAGTTGCTATATCTTCTAACGCATCTTGTAGAACCCAGCGTTTTGCTTCTTTGTTTTCTAGATATTTTTTTACCTCTTCTGCAGAATCAATAACAATAATATCTTTTCCAGCAAATCCATCCGATGGTTTTAAAAATTTATGTTTTGGTCCTCTTTCTAAAAAGTTTTTTATATCCGTTTCATTATATTTTGAAAATACAATTGAACGTATACTTGCAGAAAAATTTATTTTATGAAACCATTCCATTAAATTTGATTTATCTGTTAGTATTCGTTTGCTATAGCCAGATAATAAATTTATTGTATTAATCTTTTTAAAATCAACATCTCCCAATAAATAATGATCAAATAAATATAAAAAAACTTCTTTATTCATATTCACCGACAATAATAATGTTGTAATAATATCTTTATTTTTATCTTCACCTTTTATAAGGAACATCCTATCTTATTCTTTTATTTTTTTTAGTAGTACTTTTAGTAGAACGTATAGTTTTTTTACGAGTTGTATTTTGATAGAGTAAATAACCATTTACAGCAACTGAATTAACATCTACATGAAATATAGTTTCAAATGCATCACTAATTTTAGAATTAGATGAATATGTTTTTTCATAAAATTCAGTAAGAGATTTTTTAAATGGTGTGATACGTCCTTCAGGAGTTCCATACAAAGTTGTAAAAAGTTTTAAAGGAGCTCCACCGAGTCCTAAATGTAGGTATTCGGGTATTAAGATATCAAGTTGTTGATTTATATTTATTCTTTCATTAAATTCTTGAATATATGGATTGTGTAAATTATCAACTAATATTTCTGCTGAAAACATTTGAAATCCATTTTTCATATTGTACCGTGGTGTAAAATCATGTTGCTGTTTAAAAAAAGTTTTAAATGAACTTGTAATTTTTGTCATTAATTTTTTTGCATCGGCTGAAGTCCAGTAATCCGGAAGATCCATTGGAAAAAATGCATTTTTTGTGTTTCTATATTTATGACTATTATGAATCATCGGATCTTTTATTTTTTTGATATCATATTGCTCTTTAGCTAATTCATAGGCAGAAAATTTGCTCATATATACAGATACATTTGTATCACGAATTACAACAACAATCCAAAAATGAAGATGAAATTTATAACCATGAAATGTGGCTACATCTTCTAATGCATCTTGTAATATCCATAATGATTCATCTTGTTCTTTATGCTCATTTTCTATTTGTTTTTTTTGTATAATATGTTCAATTTCTTCTAATGAATCAACTACATGAACATAGTATCCTGAATGTCCTCGACCTGGTTTTAAAAATTTATGCTTTGTTCCTCGTTCTAAAAAATGTGTTATATCTGTTTTATTAATTTTTGAAAACAATATACTTGGAAGACTTGTGCGAAAATGAACACTTTGAAACCATGGTAATAATTTATGTTTACCACGTAATAAACGAAAAGTTTCTCCGACAATATAATTTACTGTATCAAAATTTTTAAAATCAATTGATAAAAGTAATAATGGATCTGAATGTCTTAAAAATATATATAATAATTTTTCTTCTTCCATATTGACAGATGAAAAAATAATTTTATAAAATTTTTCATACTGTGTATCAAAACCTTTTACAAGAAACATTCCTATTTATACATATGTTTTAATAAAAACGTTATATAAATAGATATGGCTGCAGGAGGAGCCGGTAGCTCGGGTGTCCCGAATATAGAATTTTATGGATTTGTTGGTAAAGATGAATCAACAAAAAATGCATTTTTAAGCGAAATTACTGCTAAATGGAAAATTACACCACAAATTAGTGCAGGTACACGTGGATGCGTAAAAATACTAAATATAGGTGGTATAAATTATTATGTAAAAGGACAATTTATAGGTTACAAAGATTCAGAAAATCCGTTAGGGTGTGAATTAATAAAAGACCCATCTAGTACTGCAGTTTCAAGTTGGAAAGGGTCGCGACCTCCACGTTATACTAGTGCAGCAGTGTCTAGTGGTAAAAGAAGCACAGGGTTTGGTTTTTCACATAGCAGTCCATCTGCAAGTAATATGAATAAAGAGTGGAAACGCGGTAGTAAAAGCAGCGCATCCCCTACAAGTAGTCGTGAATCATCTCCTGTAAGTAGTCGTGTTTCACCGTTTATTCAGCAACGATACATTAAATATAAAAATGAAATTGAAATGAATCTATTTGTAACAGAAAAAATTCCTACTTATGTAAGTAAATGTATAGGTGGAATAATAATTGATACATATATTGTTTATATTATATTTGAACATAATGAAGGTACTGATTTAGAAAAATATATTGATGAGAATAATAAAATTACACTCATAGATATAGAAACTATTATATATAAATTAAGTAAATGTATTAAAGAATTACATAAATTGAATATTTTACATAAAGATATTAATCCTAAAAATATATTTTATACAAATGATAAGAATATATTATTAATTGATTTTGGAAGTGTATATCATATGAAGAAAGTTGCAGATGATTCTGAAATGTATCTAGTTGGATTTGAAATATTTACAATTCACCTTATTTATAAATCTTTATTAAAAAAATTTTATATATCTCCTTCAACTGAAAATACAAAACTCAATCAAACACTTGAAATAGTTAGTCATGATTTATTAACATTTAAAAGATTTAAAGAAATTGTAATTCGAAATGGTTCAATTGATCCTAGACATCCTATTCAATATTCTGATAAACCATTCTTAAAAAATACATTCTGGCCTCCAGAAATACCTAATTCTGAAATATCACTGAATGAATATTTAACAGCGAGAGATGTAATTTCATTAGATGAAATGTATATATTAATTAATAATTTAATAATAGCTGTAAATAATGTACATTGTAATTATAGAACGCAAAATACTATAAATATAAATACTATAATGTGTACTGTAGATAAAATATCATTATCTGGAGATTCTACGCTAATGACATTTGAAAATATACGCAGTGATAAACAAAATATTATTGAATATCAAAAAAATATATTTGAATATTTTTCTGTAGTAAGATATATATTTTTACATACACTTGAAAAGGGTCCTGAATATGAACAAATAAAAGCAATTCATGCAGCGTTAGATTCTACCTATGATGATTGGTATCGAGTTGCATTTCCACCTGAAGAAGAAGCAGTAAAAAATGATGTTGGTGGAAATATAATATTACCAGGAATTTCAGTAAGACGACGCAAATATCGTTCTCGAAAAATGGTTCAAAGACGTAATCGAAAAACTAGACGAAACTAATTTTTATAAAGGGGTTCTACATTTTGCAATAAACATAGCTAGTTTATAAGCCGGAGGATGATGTTTTTCCAATTTTCCCAATTGTCTTCCTATAAATAAATTAAATTCTTCTGTAACACCGGTTCGTTCTGTAAAATGTGTATGGATGGAACATAGGGGAAGATTTTCTACGGTAATACCGGCTCCAACAGATCGATTAATTGCAAACATATCTTTTTGATGGGTAGGAGGTTTGGGAGATTGAAACATCCTCCACCAGCCATAATTATGATTCATATCAAATTCATACAATCCATCTTTTGCTGCCTTGGCTACCTCTTCCAGCGCAGCTTGTTCAAAGAAGCGACTAGTGGGCAGCGCAGCCTTCCAAATTCCTAACCAAGAAGAATCTTTTAACCATAGAAATCCAGCATTATAAATGCCGTACAAATCAGTATCACTCTTACGAATGTAATGAGGACTCAAAGCCACTGTAGCTGTCGGAGGAATCGTAGGAAGAGGTCCAAGAAAACAAATATCTGCATCAAAGAACCAAACACCCTCTTTTGTATCAGAGAAGACTAATTCCAATATGCGAAGTTTTTCCGCCGTATAAGCATGAAACAATCCTTTGGCCTCCATCTCCTTTCGATTCATCCCTTCATAACGATTCATAATCGTATAAAACTGTCGTTTTCCACTGTAAGGAAGTTCAATCAATTTCGAAAGTGTCTTTTCATCTGTTGCAATATACAAGGATGGAAGAGGATCTACAAAGAGTTGCAAACTGTGCAGAAAGATTTTAAAATCATCGGTAGCCTGAGGCCCCGTTACAATCGTCGCAACTGCGGCCATTCTTTTTATATTTATAATAGATTGTTTAAGATGTATCAATTTTCTTAAAAAAAGTGATGGACTCTAACATACTAGTATGAAAGTCATACTAGTATGTATATATTTCTGTTCTTAGTTGGAGTTGTTACAGCAGTCTTCCCCCGCTTCGCGGGGGAAGGCAGTAGCAGTGCGTCTAGCGGCGGAGCCGCTAGACGCACTGCTGCAGCTAGAAATTTAAACAATAGTTCCGATGGAGATTTTGGAGTCACTTGGTACGACGATCCTTATTTTGCCTATGAATGCACCGGATTGAATCTCTTTGGATATTCAGAACTTTGCAATGAATGGACGGAAGTTCTTCAGCAGAAACGAGTGTTACGCTATCTAACACCCGCTGGAATTGATCTAGCCCTTCATTATACCGTACATAAATGTTATGGATTGGCATTCACTATTCTATCCACTTCAAAATGCATTGAACTGCTGGAAGGATTGCGATTGAATGGAGCCGATCCTTGTTCAACTATAGATGGGTATACACCCTACGATAATTATATATATTATACGATGGCTTATCCAAATTTAAAAATATTAAATTTGTTGATATGTGATTAATAAGAAATCATCAACCGACCTTTCATTTTTTCATAGGCACGTTCTGCATTGGTATCTCCTGCAGCCAATCGTCGCTGTCGTTCCAATTCTGCACGTTGTTGCGCAGCCTGAATGGCCAGGACTGAGGCATGTTCTTCTGCAGAAAGTTCTGTCGGTGCCGAGGCTCGTTCCGCTTCCATCTGATGATAGGTCTTGGATGCAGTCGGTGCATCGCTGACTTCTTGGGAAAAGGTCGATCCTTCTCCATAGGCATACTTGAGATCGGTGTAGGCTAATCCTCCGTCGGATCCCATGTGTTTGGTGAAGTGAGCGGGGCGACCCCCGCCAATTTCTGTAGCGCCTGTGGCACGGAGAGCCAAGGCTTCAGGCTGCCGATAGCGTTGCAGAGTGGATTCAGAGGCTCTTGGTTTTGTAGAAATTTCTTCTTGAAACACGGAACGGAACTTATCTGCATTAAACTTTCCTCGCAATTCGTCCACCCCCTTATGAGATCGTTCCTCTCCTGCAGCTTTTAACCAATCTCCATATCCATCGTCACGATCGGGATCGGGTAACTTATGTTCATCAAATAATTTATTAAATACAGTCATATTCAAATTTTTAGCATTGAGTGAAACGGGAGCAGCATCTTCTACCCGCAAGGTTCCTGAAGGGGCATCTTCATGGGAAAGAGTGGGTCGTACAGGGGATGCCCTGTAGGCCAAAGCTTGTTCCATGGTAACGGGTGCATCAGTGGCACGACCAGCCGCCCGTGGAATTAATTTATTCAAAATTTCTTCAATGTAGGTGTAGGCGCGTGATACTGCATCAAAGAGGGCTGGACTTCCTCCCTTATCGGGATGGGCTCGTAACGCAGATTTCTTATAGGCTATTTTTAATACTTCCATGGTGAGAGGAGAACCATCATCCAACCCTAACAGATCATAGGCTTCATGTAAATAATCAAGTGCTCGTTTAGCGGGTGCTACTGTTGCTAGAGTAGTAGAAGGGGGTGTAAATCGTAGAGTGGGGGGAGTGTGGGTGGGAGGGGATATAGAAGAACCAGGCCAATGGGCAGGTTCTCCACGTTGCACGGCGGCTCTCCATTGCAACAATCCTGCATAGACTCCTGCATATTTAGCAGCTGTAACATACTCTGGACCGGATAATAACGTATCCAACATTTTAAATCTGGCCTCTAGGCTGCCAATGGCACAAAGATTATTCCAAATTCTCAGATGGCGTGAATCTAAGGAAGCCGCCGCGCCCATTTCTTTCTCCTTCTATTTCTATTTTTCTCTTTTACCGTTGGTCTGAGATATAATTCGGGCCTTCTCTATTGCAGAATCTAGTTCATTGTACATAAATTCGGATGTTAGAATGCGAAGAGCCAATGTTCGTGCTGCTCTTGCCATTCGTTCACACTCTTCTTCATGTTCTTTACACCATTGAATTTTCTCAATCAGGTCATTAAGTCCGTCCTTAACTGGAACATAATGTAGCCATGGTTCTAATCTGTGTTGAAACCATAAAGTAGATCCACTCTCTTGAAGCAATATAGTAGAACCTAATAGCATCCATTGGGCTAATCGATACGCTCCAACATTGCCATCTAAATGTAGTATGTACTTGTACTGACTTTGATCTTCAAAACTTATTTTAGAACCTTCTTGAAAATCTTTAGAAAGGATGCGCCCTGCTCGGCGAGTTTTATGAATTTTCCATCCTTTTGTAATAGTTGTAAGTTGAGCATCCAAAAGTTCTGGATATTCTTTACTAAGTTGAACTGCTTTTAAACGTGGATTTGTATCGACTGTCCAGCCACAACCTGTAGAAGTTCCGCGAAACACAGCCAATGGTTTCTTTTTAGAGAAATCTAATTCAATCTTTGAAAGGTCATAGGTACGAATATCATCTGCTGCAACTCTAACATTAAGAATAGAGTTTTCCATAGATTCTAATGCATTTATTAATTGAATATCATCAATCATAGGGATAGGAACATCTAAATAATCTTTATGGCCGCACCAAGCCAATATAGGAAGGAGAGGATGTTGTAGAGGAATAGGAGAAGTTGTAGAACCGGTCACATGATAAAATGGATCTTTGAAATTTTTTCGATAAATTAAAACATCGGTAGGAGAAACCAAGTAGACCCCTTGAGGAAGGGTATGTCCAGCTTTTTCATAATTTTTAAATAAATTTAATGTAACGCGATCTTCTCCCTCCTCTTTTTTAAATTCTTTTACAATGCAATGCATTAAACGTACATTTGATTTCTTTTTTAATGTTTTGGGTAAAAACTTTCGATAATGGTTAGAAATTTTAGAAGGACGCAATAAAATTTGAAAAATCTCTTTCTCATGTTTTACAATGAGTAAACATTTATGGCCAATAGCTTGAAATACATACTGTAAGGTATTTATTGCAGCTTTTGTTTTAAATTCTGGAGGCAGAGCCTCCAACGCTTCTTTTATGGATTTAGCAATCATCCCTACTAGGTGTTAGAACTCTTCCTCGGGCAGGAGCTTCTTTGATTGCAGATAGAGTTTCAAAGAATCAGTGGCAGTACTTGTCATAAATTCGGCTTGAATAACTCCATTCTCTATGATGCGAATAGTTGGAAGTTTTCCAATTGTTGCTTGTTCTTTTTCAGAGAGAGCATCATAATCATGTTCTTGGAGGGAAAGTTTGGATTGTTCTGATAATTCTTTCACGGTTGGCTTTACCACTATACAAGCTTTGCACCATTTTGCACCAATATAATGAATTTCCATTTCTTTATAAATAGAATATTTATAAACAAATAATTCTCATTTTTTTAAGCTTTGGTGCGTTTCCATCCGTGAATTGTGGATGGAAGAACCAATGGAATTATCGGTTCACATTCCCACAAGAAACGACGTCCCAAGCTGACCATGGACCATTTGAGTGGAAATAGTTCGGGATGATCTTTTGGAAAGGCTTGATACGAAGCTGGTAGAAGAGAATAGGAAGAAAGAGGCAAGACCATAGCCAGTTGATCTACGGGGTTCAAGGGGGGTCTTATTGTTGTAGGAATTGTAAGACGATCAGGAACATGTACTGTATCCAACAAAGGTGCTACCCACCATGGATAATACCATTCCATATCCACTTTGATTCCTTTGTAATAAGCGAAACACCATGCCAATGCTTCCAAATATTTTTCACTTGTTAATTTTGAAGAAGCTCCCCACAATCCTACCCGTTGGTAGGCTTCTTTGTAAGTAGATCGAAGCTGCCAGTCTCCTTCCTTTTCTTCAATTAGACAACGTTCAGCAGCCCATACAATTGGTAGATCGTTCTCTTCCGCTTTTGCTCGTTCCACCGGATCAGAACTAAAACAGAATTGTCCTGGATGAGATGTAAGTTTGTCTTTTGCGATTTCCAACAAATAGGTAGGTTCTCCTATTGCTAATTCTTGCAAAAGAGCTTTTAAGGTAGGAGAATGATATTCATGTCCTGAAACAATAGGAGGATGAGAAACACGTAAACGTTGATAGGACTCTAACACTCGTTCCATTCCTTCTTCCTTTATTTTAAAACCAAGTCCATGGGGAACAAAATCATTTCCTAAGAGATTCATACAAGCTGCAAATTCATCCATCGTAATATTCCATTTAGCGGAAAGTTCTTTTGCCAAGAGTTCAATTGATAAATACAAATATTGTTTTTCAGTAGATTTTATTCCAAAGGCTACATTTTCACGATATAGTTGCAGTTTAGCATGAGGTAGATGTAGTAGAGCCAAAATGATCAAATCAGCATCCAGACCATAGATTACCATGTGAGAGGTTGGATTCTTTCGTAATTTTTCCATCAATTTCTGTTCCCCTTCGCCAGGTTCATCTGTTGCACTTATATGAACAGGAAGAGATTGATGTTTGGACCAAGTGTGAAAGGCGGTTCCTAGATTATTCATAAAAACAGTTCCCGGTGTAATTGCATTTGTATTCCAACTTCCCTCTGATGGAACGGATTTAAATCGTCGTCCTCGTTGTTGACGAATTTTTGCCATGGGAGCCACTCCATCAAAGGCCACCCAGACTCCTTCTGATGGATTTACCTCTTTTATAATTTTTTCAATAATTCGAATAGTTTCTTCGATTAGTTCAGACTCCCACATTGCTTTATGAGATGGAGTATATGGCTTTCGTTTTGAAAGAGATGCAACTGCATCATAAATTGCACAATTTGCATCAAATCCAAGAATGGTAGGACGACCTTCGAGTTGATGTGGACCGACGAGTCCTTTTATTGTTTGTATCAGCCGTTTGTAGAAGGAAGGGATTCCCATGGCCGATTTTTTAAGTTCGTCTGCACCAAATACAAAATCACCTAGTTATGGTATGTTTGAACCTATAATAGAAGGGTTTAAATATACATTGGAAATTGTTCCTGACACATTTTTAGCATCGGTATGTCTATTTGCATTATTATTACAAAGTCCCTCTCTTATAGCCTTTGCGCTGTCTCTTTTATCTGTGAATTTAATTCAACCGGTTATAGCTGGATTTTTTAAAGAAATCGTTCCCTCTGGATGGGCTTTATTTTCTAAAGCCACTGGAAAATTCCCCGGTGCTTCAGTGGAACGTATTATGCTTAGTAATACTCCTATCAAGGGAGAAATTCCTAGTTATTATACAATGTTTGTTGGTACCCTAATTGGATGGTTAAGTCCACTTCCACTCTTTTATAAACCTGAACTAGATATTTCTCCCAATCGAACTCTTGCAGCTACTGTCAGTCTCTGCTTTTTACTTTTGTTTTCACTTATTTTACTATCCTATCGATTTTTAGCCTCTCAAGATACAATCATGGGAATTATTTTGGGTGTTGTAATAGGTTCTATTTTTGGATTTGGTCTATTTATAGGTCTCTATTATGCAACTCAACGTCGTATAACTAATTTGTATAATTTTCCACTTCTTACTACAACCTATGGAGGCAAAGATCCTATTTATGTTTGTGCTAGTAAGTAAAATTCTTAAATAGAATGCTATTTCTATGGGAGGATAAATCTTTACCTATAATAGAATGATGGTAAAAGGATCCCCTCTTGTAAATAGAATGCTATTTATATAGGAGGATAAATCCTTTCATAGAAATAGATTCTATTTACAAGAGGGAATATAAATATTCCCTCTTGTAAATAGAATGAGTTGGTTACTTCGAGGTCGAGATTTAATATTTGGAACTTATACTAATCTTCCGACTATTTTTATTGTAGGATCTCTTCTAATTGGATCCATGACCGGTATTATTCCTATTTTAGTTTTAGGATTAGTTACCTCTTTTGTAGCTATTGTAGTATTTTTATATCAAATGGGTGCAAGATCATTTATTGAATCAATTAATATTCCTTCGGTAACAAAAACGCTTAGATCGATAGGACCCTGTGAAGGTAAAAATGAATATATAATTACTACATGGTCAAGTATTACAAGTTTTGTTATTACATATATCTTTTTAAATGCATTGGCAAATTATCAAAAACCAGCTGTAGACAGGGCAAATGAACAACTAGTTGCAAATCGAGCCTCCTACATGATAAGTGTTATGGTTTCATTAGTAATTGTTGCAATTATATTAATGGGGTTACGAATGAATTTAGGATGCGAACAGTGGTGGATGGGGATATTAAGTGTGGCAGTAGGAGGTTCATTGGCATCTGGAATGTGGAATCTTGTAGATCTTCGTATGGGAGATGTATTTCAGATCGAACTAAATAAAACATCATCAAGTACAACAGGAAAGACAACTCCTGTAGTTTGTGTAGCATCACGTTAAAAAGATCCTGATTCAATAAGTGCCAAAAGAGCTAACACTTCTACAAGCCATTCTTTATAGGAAGATCTTGCATGAGGTTTCCAGAATGTTTCTAGAGTTCGAAGAAGTTCTTTGACTTCTTTACAGGCCATGGAACGATCTGTACTTTGATACAGTACATATGCTTCTTCTTCAGATAATTCAGATGCTCCAGTAGAACTATTTACATGATTATGAAATTTCCATACCCCTTTTCGAATTGCGTGTTGAACTTCTTTTCCATTTGTAGGAATCCAACCTTTTGTAGTAGGAGGCATAACTCCGCGAAATCGTCGAACCGGTGGCTTGAGTACAACTGCATCGGGGACTCTTACAAAGATAGAATTCCCTCTAATATATTCTTGCATGTGACGTCTACATATTTCACATGGAATAGTAATTGATGTAAGTTCCATCATATGTTTCCATCTGTATACAATATCTCGCCGATCACTCCATTCAGCTAATATATGAAAAATTTTCCAAAGAAGAGGTCCCCATTCTGCTCCTGGTTTTTTTAATAGAAGGGGGTCCATCTCTATAAAATTGCTCGATGAAAACTTTATAAATACCCCCGCGGGAGGGGTATTTATAAAATTGGTTGACAAAAACTTTATAAATACCCCTCCCGCTCCGCGGGAGGGGTATTTATAAAATTGAATCGTCTAATTTTTAGCCCCTTTGGGGCTAAAAATTAGTCGTTGAAACTTTATTATTGCACAGGGACTTCGTCCCTGTGCAATAATAAAATTGAATCCACTTTTTTTAAATATACAATAAATCCTCGCCCCCGCAATGTCGCAGCCGTTTACAGCAATTTCTATCATGGGGGGAACCCCTTCTGTTTCTTCTGCGCCATCTTGCGGCCGCCGGTATGCCGGTCTGATCACGGTCGTGGCATTTGTTGCCACGCTTTCTGCAATTCTTGCAGGAGTTCTATCAGCAGTGTCAAACACGTCTGAAGGGACATCCCTGTACAATATGCCCAGTGCGGTCGACCCCACACCCTCTGTGACCAGCAGCCCCACGTCCTCTGTGACCAGCAGCCCTACGGTTAGCTCCACGGTCTCTGCGACCAGCAGCTACACACCTTCTGTGACTAGCAGTTCCACGATCACCCCTACGATCAGCCCCTCAATGGCCTCAACGCCTTCTGTAACGGGTAGCCTTACTGCAAGTCCATCCATAAGTCCTTCGAGAATGGCATCGCCTTCTTGCAGCCCCTCTCGTGCAGCTTCACCTACTCGCTCTCCATCAAAAACTGCGACTAAATCAAGGTCTCCTACAAAGATGCCCACATGCTCTGCCTCTGTGACGTCTACAACTACTCCAAGCTCTACGGTTAGCTCATCGCCATCGCCTTCGGCATCGCCTTCTGCATCACCTTCTAGCTCTATGAGCTCTTCCTCAAGTCCTTCCTCTACAATGACAATGACTGTCTCTCCTTCGATGACACGTTCTGTGTCTATATCAAGGAGTCCAAGCAAATCACCCACTTTGTCAAGGAGTCCGTCCAAACTACCAACTCCATCAAGGAGTCCGTCTAGAGCTGCAAGTCCTACGATATCAGCGTCAATTCCTTCTACTCCTACCTCTACACAGAGTGTAGCAGCATCATCTTCAACATCCTCTACGACGACACCATCGATTACATCATCGGTGTCTTCATCGTCCTCCCTTACCGGTTCCTCTTCCAAGAGTCAATCGATGACACCATCATCCTTTGCATCTTCTTCAATTACGGAATCAATGACTTCTTCCACTACAAGGAGCTTCTCCATAACTCCATCGGTAACTATCTCAACGACTTCTACCCCGACGTCATTGTCTACACCTACACGGACTTTCTCCGTAACTCGGTCGACGACTATCTCAACAACTCCTACCCCAACGTTGTCATCAACACCTACACGGACCTTCTCCGTAACTCGGTCGACAACTATCTCAACGACTTCTACTCCAACATTGTCCGTGACACCTACGCAGAGTTCTTCTGCGACGTCATCCGTCAGCGCTTCTGTAACGTCTACTACAAGTTCGTCCGCAACGTCATCCGTGACAGTCTCTACCACAATGAGTTCTTCTGCAACGTCGTCCGTCAGTGCTTCAGCAACTCCTACTCTGACGTTGTCCGCGACGTTGTCCATGACAGCCTCTACCACAATGAGCTTCTCTCTAACACCATCTGCGACCATTTCATTGAGTCCTTCTCTTAGCTCAGTTGTAACTTCTACAGGAAGTCCCTCTTCGAGTCGGTTTGCAACTCTTACACGAACCTCTTCCGTAACTCTGTCTGCAACCTACACGGGGAGTTCTTCCGTGAGTTCATCGATAAGTCCATCCAGGATGCCCTCCCCTACATGGACACCTTCTACGGCTTCTTCGATAAGCATTTCAAGAACACTGTCTGCATCGAGATCGATCAGCAGTTCAAGGGCCCCTAGTATTTCGATCACAACCACCTTGTCGCCATCTGCTTCAGCAACGCCGAGTAGCTCTTCTACGGGTTTTGCGGAAGACTTAGGATATTTGACAATTTTATCAGAGAACCTTCAACCAAATCTCAAGCGCAAATCGTCCGCAATCAATGGATCATTGTCTATCATCGTTGCATGTTTCGTCGCATTCCTTGTATCACGACTGGCTTAAACCTAGATCTGTATTTTTTAACATGTACCATTTTTCTCCTGGATGGATTCAGCCTAAAAATAAAAAAAATAAATCTAAACTTAAAAAACAAAATGCGATTGTTACACCTATAAATTTATCCATACTTCAAACGTTTCGAATTATGGTATCAGGTGTAAATGAACCTCCTCTTTCTGGCAAGATTCGTATGCTTATTAAAAAGGAGATTCCTTCCTATCTTTCTCTTGAACTATATAGTCATGATCGCAGTATTAGTGAATGGAATACTCTTTTTGAATCATATAAAAACTGGAAAGAGGTTCCACAACAAGAAATATCGGATCCTTACAATCCATTTTTTCATTGGAGAGCTACAGGAGTTCTTTTACAAAAGGAATATAATTATCAAATGAAATTGCGATGGTTAGCTCGAAAATGGGTTCAACGAGTTAGAGAAAGGATCTATCGGCGTCGTGTTGTAGGAGAAACTGATTTACACACCTTAGAACCAATTGCAAAAAAAGATGCAGTTCAGGTATTTTGTCATAGTACAAAATCTGTATATCAATTTCATATTCATAGTATTATACGAATGATAAAAGAAAATCTGTATTTTGAACAATGGGGACGAGCGGATCCAATGGAACCACGAAATCCTTATACCAATCAACAATGGTCATTAAATCAATTAATAGAATTAATTCATCAAATTCAAAGAATTGCTGTCAACAGAAGAGAAATGATACCTTCTTTTTTATGTCGTTTTGTTGAATCTCAATATTCTGTAAAAAATTTTCTAAATCGGTACCATCTTGAATTGGGAATTTGTGCAACAACTCGATTTTTTCAAACTCCCGAATCAAGAGTAATTCGTTCAGAAGTTCTTCATCAATTGTTTGACCAAATTCATAAATTGCATAAAATTAGTCTGTATAGATCCATTCTACAAAAACGGGGGCCTTTTCAAAGTTATTGGGAAACTTTAATTCGTGAAAAATGGATTCATGATAATTATGGATATTCTCCAAGATATATGTGGAGAGACATTCTGGAACAAACTGTAACAATTCAACAATTATATCAACAATCATTACCAAGGACCTCTATCGTTATAGTCTCTGTAGAAGAACCTCCGTTCTCAGAAGAGAGTGATGGCGCAGACAGTTCCTGATGCTAGTAAAATTCTTCCACGTCTATGGTTAGGAAATAAAAGTGCTGCGTTAAACACTCATTGGTTACAAGAAAATAATATTACAACTGTATTTAACTGTAGCAAAGATATACCCTTTGATAAGAGTATTCTTCATCAATACCGAGTTCCGATTGATGATTCACTTTTACAAGAAGATATTCAGAAGTTAACTGCATGGACTCCTGAAATAATGTATAAATTAATGGCAGAATATAATCAAGGAGCTACCATTTTAGTTCATTGTTATGCAGGAATGCAACGATCCGCTGCTGTTGTGGCAATGTTTTTAATGACTCTCACCCGTCAACCGATGTCCTCTATTTTTCCATTTATGCGGCATTGTCGTTCTATTGTTTTTACTCCTGCCATGAATTTTAAAGATTCCATTCAATCGTGGGAACGTAATTTCTTTTCCTATATAAACCAAAATAGGCGAATGAAATAGTAATGAATTATATTCCTCTAGTCTCTGCTCCTCTTTGCGCACAATGTGGGCAAGGAGGAATGATACTTTATGTTCACTCCCCATGTGGATGTACGCTTCCTCTTCATCCAAATTGTCATCTTCAACTGCAAGGAAACTGTCCCTATTGTAGAAACAACTCCTCTTCTATTGCCACTACACAAATTATATATAGTCCTGATCGGCGATGGATTCTCTATAGTTTATTTTGTATTGCAATTCTAATTGTATTGGGAATTATTGGGTGGTTTTTATATAAATTTTAAGGATAATGAGATTCGATATCTTCATACAGTGTTTGCATCTCTTTTTTATCATCATAAAGTTTAGAAGCTGGTACTGGAAGATCTGAGCGTTTTGCCATCACCCATCCTCGATCTCTACACTTGTATACTTTTGCATCAATTAGAATTTTAGATGAAACAAATTCATTCACGGCCTCAATCACTCCACCTGCTCCATGCTCTTCACAATAATCATCAATCATTACATAAGTTCCTGGACGAATATGATTCAAAATAAGATACAAATCTAAATAAGGTACAGGTCGCTCATGTCCTCCATCCACAAATACAAAATCAGGTTGATAAGTGGGACATTGTTTCAAAAAGGAGGGAATGGAACAGACCGAATTTCCTGCAATAAGAATATTGCGTTCTGGATAGGAAATATCCAGTAAAAGTTTAGCACGGCGTGTATAATCAAACCAAAAAATATCAAAACTTACAATTGAAATATCAGGTCGAACCTCTAACATGGTGGCTGTTCCCAGTCCCATATGAAATCCCGTTTCTAGAATTTGTTTAACAGAAGGTGTATCTCTCAAAAAGGTTTGAATAAAATGTTGCTGTTCTGGAATAACAGACCCCATACGTGGAGGAATCTTTGAAATTCCATCTATAAATTTATCAAATGCAGACATCGTGGTATAAATAAACGATATATTTATTTCTTTATATCATTAGCAGAGTATCTCTGTTGGAGAATCTGCCGTTTCAATAGTAGGAATTGCTATTTCCATATAAGCATTTGTAACCTTATTCGGATTCACTGCTTTTAGAGTTTGATCTTTATAATAAAGCAATGGTTGACTATCATCTCCATATACATGCAGTCTGATAATAGAATCATAGACATAGGGAAAGGTATGATAGGTGAGCAGAACCATATCTTGATAATTTTGTTTATGAATATCTACCTGACTTTGAATCCATTGGGTATCATACGAACCTCTAACATTGCCTGAAATAGGATATCCTCGTCGGGCCCAAGATTCTGTATGTTTCCACCAAGTTGTACCCACAATCGATACATTGTAGTGTTCCAAATAGTGTGAATCTCTCTGCAATAGATGCACATTATTGAACTGTTTTGTAGTTTGATCCAACCAAGAATAAGGTGGATCATTGGGTCCTGGTACATAAAATACTTTTTCAAACTCTTTGGAACTGTATTGAAATAGATATGGAAGTGTTGCAGGAGTTCCACAATTACCTACTAATGCTAGATACGGTGCTACCGGTTCTATCGTTCGTTTGATATTTATATATTTTAGAAGATCTATATTACTTATATATTGCATTCGAAACAAGCCAAGTTTTGTAAGGTTTGCAGAGCTACGCATTTTAAAATGAACCGAGTAGGGAGAGTTTAAATGGTGGTAGTTTATTTGTTTCATCGTGATTTACGACTCCCCGATCATCGAGGACTTGAAGCCGCTCATAAAAAAGCTATCGAATTAAAAACCGTCATACTACCTCTATTTGTATTTACACCTGAACAGGTCACTTCCAATAAATTAAAATCAGTCAATTCCATTCAATTCATGATAGCCTCTTTACAAAGTTTGGATATGGAATTAAAAGAGAAGAAATCTAGATTGGTGTGTTGCTATGGAGATACTGTGGAGGTGTTAAAAGCATTGGATAGGAAACTAGGAGTAGAATGTGTTATTGATGTAAAAGATTATACACCCTATGCTAAGGAACGTATTAAGGCTTTACAGGACTCTAACATTCCGTATGAATGTATTGAAGATTCTTATTTAACGGCTCCTGGATCGGTAGTAAATGGAACTGGAAAACCATACCAAAAGTTTACACCCTTTTGGACAGCCGCTAGAAAAGTAGAGGTTCCCCATCCTACAGCAGCCATAGCAGGTCCTTTCATTGTACGAAGTGGTGGAGGAAAGAAAACTCGTTCCTTGCGAAGCTACCCTATGGAAGTTTCGTTAGAAACCATGCGACGACGTTTAGTTCCCCATCCCAATGAAGAAATTGCTGTAAAAGGTGGACGAGAGGAAGGCCAACATTTCATGCATTCAATCCCCTCTAATTATGAGAAAATTCATGATATTCCGTCCCAATCTACTTCCATGTTATCGGCACATTTACATTTTGGAACGGTCAGCATTCGTGAAGTCTATTGGGAAGGAAAGAAGAAAGGGTTGGATGCTTTTGTACGGCAGTTGTACTGGAGAGAGTTTTATGCCAATATTATGGATGCGTTTGAACTGTTGTACAAGGCGCATCCATATGAATTTCAAAAAGATCGTGTTGTGACGGACAAACAGAAAGAAGCCTTTGACAAATGGTGCAAGGGGGAAACGGGGGTTCCCATGGTCGATGCAGGGATGAAACAGATGTTACGAACGGGATACATGCACAATCGTGCACGATTAGTCGTTGCCAATTGGCTAGTGAAGGATATGCATGTCCATTGGAGACTGGGGGAACGGTTTTTTGCACAGCATTTAGTTGATTACGGATTGGCCAATAACATGATGAATTGGATATGGGTAGCTTCGGTGTTACCCTTTAGTCAAGCCCCGTTTCGAAAGGTAGATGCTTATAGAACGGCAGAAAAGTTTGATCCTGATGGTGTTTATATTGCATCACATACAATATGGCCGGTTAAAGTTATTTATTCAATTGGTGTACGATGTTATACAGAAATGATTTTGAAACGATTGAATTTAATTAAATTTTCATCTATTTTTGGAAGTCTTAATATTCGTAATTATACAAATCTAATTAAATGTTTTGATACAGATTTTAAAATATTACTTGATGAAAAATATTTACTTTATTCAAAAAATATTGTTGCTATGGCTAAAGAAAATGAAAAATATGGGTTTCGTACAATACATAAATTATTTAATGATGTTGAAAATTATCATTCTGCAACAATTGCTCATCACAATTTAAGTGTTGATAACATAAAACAACATTTTTTAAGAGGAATCGAACGTCTTACATATATTAAAGAAAATAAAATTCCAATCTTATTTGTAAATATTTCAATGGAATTTGATAATACACATTATAATCCTCAATTAATTGATTCTATTCTTAAAAATGGATTTATAAATATGAAAATCTTATCTATTTATTATGTAAAAAATTTATCAGAGGTTGAATTAGTACATATATCAGAATATCATATAATATATAAAATTCCAGCACATGGTCCAAATGATACAAGAGATGATGCAACTGTTCAAAAAATTATTGATAGACATTTTAAATGTGATAAATTAATGACCGTGGATGATTTTCCTAAAAATTTAAAAATGGAATGATACTTGATTTCTGCGATTACAAGTATGCCTAGAAAAAAAGGATATCAACTATTTTACAAAAAAAGACAATTTAATTTTATTGATACGGATAAAATCAAAAAAGAAAAGGAGAATGAAAGGAAATGGAAGCTTCTACAATTACAACAGTTGTAACGGAACCAAAATCAGTACGCGCTAGGAGGATGATTGAAGAGGTGAATGCTGCCTTGGCAGCAGAGTCTCCTGCGCAGGTAAGTTCCCGATTTTCGGACTATCAAAAAGAGTTTCCGAGAATCTTTGCTATGTTGATTACTAGATCGTATCCAGAAGATCTGCTAGAGATGATGTTGCGACAGTTGGAGTCCGTCGAGGACGGGAGAACAAGTCAGCATAACGCCTCTGTGCACGTGGGAACCGTTCTGGTGGATCAGTTTGTGAAGCCTCAACTTGCGGGAAAGAAATAATAATTGGATCTGGAACCTCTGCAGGAGCTTCTTCCACTGTTAACACAGAACTAACAGGTTGTCGAAATCCTTCAAACATTCGGTCTGCAGGAACTCGTTCCGATCGTACGGTCCAGGACGGAATGCGATGAGTAGGAGGAGGAGGAAGGGTTGGTTTTAAAATTTGAAACAAATCAATAACTTCTTGGGCAACATATCGATCCAAATGACTTTCCCATTCAGTTGAAATAGATTCACCATGTTCTTTACACCATTCCATAGATCGGATTACATTTTGACGTATTAATGTACGAAGATGAACTGAATTAGAATGTTCTTCTCGAATCAAGGCGATTGTATCGCGAATGATTCGATATTCCTCTTTTTCAATGGCTTCCTGAATCTCCCACATGGTTTGAATCCATTCTTTTGGATATGCATTTTTAAGAAGTGGTAATTTTTTATCAGCTGCTTCCAATAACTCGACCATTTCATTCACACCCGCTTCCTCTCCCAAAAATCCTCTTCCAATAAAATACCGTTCTGCATTTCCAGCTCGACTTGTTCTCGGTTTCATAAAATTCCATTCTCGAAACAAAGAACAAGTCATCCATAGTAAATCCAAAGTTTGTTTTTCCGTTGTATCAAAACATTTAATAATCATAATTCCTCCTTTTTGTAAACATTGAATTCCAATTAAAATTTCTGCAACTAAGAGTGAAAAGATAGAATCCTCTTGTGCAGTGTAATCTCCACTAAAATCAAATCCACCATCAGCTGTATATAGATGAATCTTTTTACATTCTTCTAAAAAATAAGTTCTATTTTTTTTGTGTAAAATATTTCCTGTATCATCCTTGCCATACGAAATATGTACATTAGGATGTGTTTCTAAAAAAGTTGCTGCTTTTCTCCATCCTGGTACATGTTTTGTTGTACTTTTTAATGTCATAGCATGACATTTCAAATAATTCCATTTTAGTGTGTCTGTCATCACAGCAATAGCTTCTAAAAATCCTCCTGGACCTTCTGCACTATGAGCTGTTTTTAATCCTCCTTCCCGTAGTACAAGACTAGAAAGTTCTTTTGTAATATTTGCATACTTCCAAAATTCAATCATCTTGAAATAACTTCTAGAAAGAGGGGATCGTGTGGCCACCGATCGTGACGTTCTACGATTCCATGATAAAAAGATATATTCATACGGATTGGTGATCTTTTTATAATCGTCCCATTGTCCCTGTTCATAGTACATAGTTATTTCTTCTTTTGCAATTGATAAAGCTTTGCTCTCTAAAGTTCGAATGATGTGAGTATCTTTGGAGGGATCACCCGTCCATGGGATCCACCGTTCCTCTGCAGGGCCCCCCTTTCCTCCTCTCTCCAAAATACTGTCCATAGGAATGTATTGTTGAGATTGTTTAAACTCATATTTAATAATAATGTTCGTAGTACTGACGCGTCATATTCTTAGAAAAGCCAGATCGAATCTTCCCCCATCCATCCGAGGGATTCCACCAAATCAACCCATCTTTCTCTCTCAGATCTGGTTTGAGTAGTTTCGTTCCTTCGGGATCCTCTACCAATTGTTGAATTCGTTCTTGAGCTTTTTTCATGGAAGCCTGGCTAACAGTAGCTGTCCAAAATTGGTAACGAAAGCGATCTGTTTTCAACGGGGCTCCTTTGAACCCCTGTTCATATACCAATGGAAGAGGCTGAACATTCCTTAATTCAGACTTTAAAAACTTAGCTTCTTCCCCAATTTCACGAATGACCGCAGCTTTCATCATCATCATTAATTTTGTTTCTGATACCTGTTGGTTGGGAACGGCTCCATAGAGTTTAGCCTCTTTCCACTCCATCTGCCCTTTTGGCGGTTCGTACTCCTTTTTAGGATTCTTACCCCATTCATGTACTAATGCAATGGTCTTTTCATCTCCAGCCGGATGAATAAAAAGAATGTTACGAATGAATACACGTTCATCAGAAGGCTGATGAATATACAAATACTCTTTTCCACTCGGGAATTTATGAAAATTAATAGTATGTTTTACAGCTTTACGAGTTTTTCCCATTCTACTTCTATAGAAGAAATAGTACGCCTCCTAGTGCAGCAATTGGAATGCCAATTACTAGGAGTGGAATTATTCCGATGGCTAATCCACTGATTGTCATGGCGACCCCTGCTGTAAGTATGAAAAGCGATAGAATTTGTTTGGGAGTCATCATTTTATTGATAGTTGTTGAATGGGGGGGAGGGTTCTTCATTTTTATTAAAAATCTGGTTTTAAAAATAAAAAAATCCCTTCTACACTAAAAAGTGTAGAAGGGATTATAATATGTGAGGTGTGGGATTTGAACCCACGCGGATTTCTCCATTCCGTCTTAAGCGGAATCGCCGTACCAGACTTGCATAACCTCACGATTATATTCACGTTTAGAATCTTTAGACCTTTTATTCTATCGTAAGAGTGGTTGAAAGTATTATAACAACGGAATTTCATTTCGTTCGACAGGCATGGTGACGACTCCAAACACACCTGGTATTTGTTGTGTAAAATAGGCAGCTTGTCCTGCACCCAAGCCGCGAGGGTATACTTGACCAGGAGGAAGATTCCAGTTCTCGACGTTGGCACCCCACACATGATAATGAGAAGCTGAATATCCTTTTCCCACATGTCCAAAATGGACACGATCAGGAAACTTTGTTTTTAATTTTGTTACTAATTGAGTAAGATTTTTTTGCATTTTATTCCAATCCCGTAGAGCCCAATGATTTTTTGCAATACCGGTTCCTAAATTATGATGGTTATTTTCTCCTGCAATGGTTACTTGATTTTCTGTATCAGTAAGAAATGATTGTAATTCACGGAATCGTTTTCGTTGATGGCGAAGAACGGCTTCCAATGTAACATTTTTTTTACGAGTATTTTTCATCTATTTCTATATATGAAAAATATTTTAAAATATTTTATAATAATTTACTCGATGACTAATTCGACATCAAAGTCTTCCTCTTCGACAGCGGTTTGAACTTCGGTAGAAGCAGGAACGGCAATATCGAGTGCTTGGAAGGCTGAAGCTTTTGGAGCGTAGAGTTTAGAATCAATTTCTTCTTGGGTAAATTCTCCTTGCATTTCCAAAATGGCGGAGGGGGGAGGAGGTGCGTCTTTGCGCATCTGGATAGCAGCTACTTCATCATAGAGTACATCTGTAAACGAAGTTCCACCACGAATGACCGACCCTAACATGATATTGGCGCTGACGCCCAGAATAGGGTCGCGTTCACCGTAGAGAGCCGATTTGAGCATGATTTCCTCTGTTTGTTCGAAAGAGGCTTTGGCAAGGGTACCGATATCAAGCTTGTTGACACCGTAGCGATCGCAGCTCATGAGACGACCTTTTGCCGTCATGCGATCTACTAACATACCCGTATGACGGGTATGAATACCTGAAGAGATTGTTCCTATCAGTTCTTTGAGAAGAAGAGCTCTTGCTGCTTCTATTCCAAAGTTTTCATACATATCATATACATTGTTACTATAGGCACGAGTAGGATCTACGCTAGGATGGCAGAGAATTTCCAAGAGATTGCTACCATTTGATACCAAGACAAACTGATCAATTGACTTGTAGACACCGTCAATTAATTCCAGATCTTGATTTAACTTTTTGAATCGAACACTGCGAAGACCTGGAATACCTCTTACAGCGGTTGTTGATAGAATTTTATTTTGTAATTGTTTCAAATTAATTAGCTGATCATTCATTGTATCCATAGAATCCGTCAAACGAAGACGAAAGACAAGTTGAGACGAATTAAAATCGCTATACATTGTGGATGTATTTACCTTCATACTCACTTTGAGTACATAGGCGATATCATCCATAGAAATATTCTTAGCAAACATCTTTTCACGATCGAGTTCAAAGCGAAGCAACCAAGGAGATTTCTTTGTAGTCTCCTTCGAAACAATTGCTTCATATGCGGCAAAGTAAGCCAACCATTCAGTATCCTGTTGAATCAATGTCATTTCATCACGAGGATCATAATAAATGCAACTAATTGTTACCAAGTCTTGAAGAAGGGTGAATTCCATGGATTGGGCTGCCATTCGGGCGGCCTCTTTTGACTCTCGTAAATCTTTGCGGAGTGGAATAGTACATTCAATCATTTTAGGATTTTTAGTAACTTTGAGAAGTTCATCCAATCGAGGAACACCAGATGTCATGTTGGAGGCTCCTGCCGTGTGGAAGGTACGCAGGGTCATCTGTGTAATAACTTCACCAATTGATTGAGCTGAAATAACTCCTACTGGTTGACCTGGTTCGACCCACGCCTTCCAATGCGTGAGAATTGCCTTTTGCACGAGAGCATCCAGGGCTGGTTTTGTAAATCCAAGCTCCTTCAGTTTATGAGGAGCCAATACATGGCGAAGCAAGATTCCCCATGTTTTATGGGTAGAACGTGTCTTCTGCATAATGGCTTCATGGGCATCCAGAATTTGATCACCGGTGACGGTAGCTGTCTTAGGCTTTAATTGAAATCCAGTCGTGACCTCTTCTACCAATCGTTTCAAATGAACAGGATAGAGAATACGGGTACTCTTTTGGCGATTAAATACTTTTTCAACGAGTAGTTTCTGATCAGCCACCACTTGATTGGTATAATTGATAGGTCGTTCTCCCGTTGCATCTGTTACAACATACGCTTCACGAATCTGTGTTTCAGATAAATTAACTAAATCAATTGGTTGAGATTCAATTCTTGTGGCATTCATGCCATCTTCACCATAGGCAAACTGGATAATGGTACCGGTAGAATCTCTTACCGATCCATCATGTTGTGCCACCAGGTCTTCCATGGCAACACGAATACGACGTTGGATATATCCTGTACTTGCTGTTTTAACGGCTGTATCAATCATACCCTCACGGCCTGAAATAGCGTGAAAGAAGAACTCGTCGGGCTCTAACCCATTCATGAAAGATGAGTTAATAAAGCCACGAGCACGAGCTGAATCGTCAAACCGCTTGAAATGCGGTAAAGTACGATTCTGAAATCCATAAGGAACTCGTTTTGTTTCAATCTCTTGTTGACCCAAAACAGCAATCATTTGACTGACGTTCAAGTTAGAGCCTTTGGCACCTGACTTAATCATATTTGTCATACGGTTATTATCAGCCAAAGACTTTGTAGTAATGCCACCAGCTTCATCGGTTGCCTTCTTTAGGGTACCGATCATCTTTTGTTCAAAATTATCTTGATTGGATCCACCGCTAGAATTCTCAAAGAGACCTGTATGAACCTGTAAAATAATATCTTCTGTTTTATTTGTAATAGTTTTAATTGCTTCCGTAAATTTCTTCTTGGTTACTTCATCTGCGACCAAGTCGCTGATACCAACTGAGAAGCCGGTATTTACCAAATACTGACTCATCATTGCCTGTAAAGCATCAATAAAATCAATAGTAACATCTGGGCCATAATCATTATACATAATATGAATCAAATTCTTTGAGAACACGTCTGAATCCAGCATCCCCTTGCTGAGGATGCCACGCTTAATTTCCACTTCTTGATCTTGACCATTTTTCATGGATAGGTTGAGAGGGGGAAGAATAGCGCTAATGAGTTGGGATCCTGTCCACATGGGTTGCGGGACGGTGACGGCGGGTTCTGGTAGTTTTCCGTTCCACATCTTGGAGAAGACGAGAAGATTCATAGCATCCTTGCGAGAGAAGGCTACGGTGGGACGGGTAAATCGATTGGCTCCCAACAGAGCATCCTGTAAAATCCCAATAATGGGCAAGGAGTTCTGCGGAGAAATAATTTGTTGTGGAATTGATGCAATCATTCGTAATTCTATTGCTGCCTCCACGGATTGTGGACAGTGTATGTTCATTTCGTCGCCATCAAACATAGCGGAATACCCTGTTTTTCAACAGGGAGTAGACTTTATCTTAAGCTCACTCTAGAACCGACCACCGTAAAGTCGTTGCTCCTTCCTCACGCTTTTACACAGAGAGGCTTGGGTCAGGATTGCCCATTTCTTACTCCTTCCACCGGAGCTCGAATCATAAAACGTTGTTACCATCTCCATTGCGGTCTTTCTCCGCGGCCAGAATAAGTTTTCACTTGTTCCTTGGTAGTTTTATGCTTTAGGGGTTTCCCTGAATTTGGTGGTCTTGCATCCCTATAGGATACTAGACGATTGTATTAGTTGATGCACACGAAATGAGAATGTGCACCATCTAGAAGCAATTACACTGTTTTCCCTATAAAGTTTTTGCTTCAACTTTAAGGCAGTCGCCTGTTGCGGACATTGATAAGCTGTCTTCAAAAGAAGCAGTTGCATGTATTTCTAGTATAGAATCTTTAATTAGTTTGGCAGTTTTATAGGCATCTTCATGTTTTACGGTCTTTCCACCAAAACACATACGCATCATTCTATCTTTATGCTTAATATAGAGTGCCACAAGAGAATTGAACTTTGCAATCCGTAGAGATTTTACTTCTAAGGTTCGCGTTTCTTCAATCTTCTCACGGTATTTACGCAAAGGATCTTCTGCAATTTCTTCTACAATATCAATTCCCTCTTCAGCAAATCTTGCTGCAAAGTCTTTGGCTTCTTCCAATGCTTTTGCGTAATCGCATGTAGCACTTTGACCAAATGTAATGCGAACAGGGTCCGCTTTTTTTTGATCAAGATAAACATATATAATCTTTGGAGCACCACCTGACTTGATCGAAGTAATTCTGACTTTGTTCGTTGTTGGTAGGTAATGCTCTGCTAATGTAGTATGTTCTCGGTGTTTGCATCGTGAATGACGCATAACATTATAGCCATGGGGAATAATTGTATTAAGAGTTGTAATCCAATGCGCTTCTCGTTCATCAAGAGTATTTTCTGGAAGATCTTTTTCAAGACATGTAAGTTCGAAATCGTCGGATCCAAACTCCAAAATTGCTTTCGCCAATGGAGTTTTTGCGCCTCGAAAGGCAGAACTGACGTGATCGGACCAACGCCCAGAAATTCCATATTTATATGGTTTTTCATCGCGTGTCTTGGTATTTTGTGTTTGACCAATGTATTCTTTTCCTGATGTTTTATTTTTTGCCTTGTAAATGCTGCCAAGCATATTGTTCTATATTAGTATAATGCAGACTTTCTTTAAGCCGACGTCAATTTTTTATCCGCATTGTATGGCTTGACAGCCGCAGGATTGAGACGAAACGTTTTGTAAGGGAGAACCCGTACAATATGTCCCATCATGCTCATGCGGTGAAGAGAGGGCTGTCGGTTAAACAGCACAATATCTCCGTCCATCAGATGCCGGTTCACGACATCGCCAAGAAATAATGTAATTTCCATAAGTTTACAATTTTTTAAATTAAGTATACGTCCATTTACTGAACGTTGAATATTTTTAGCACCTGGATACACATCGGGTCCATTTTGAATGAGAGCATAAAGCTTCTTGCGATTATATTCTGTAACACGTTCAGGAAAGGTCAAATTCATAGCAATTTCCAAAGGAACCCCAATTTCACGAACCGAAATATTCGGATCCGGTGAAATTACGGAACGGGCTGAGAACTCAACACGTTTTCCTTGCAAATTGTTACGAATGCGACCATCTTTGGTACCTAATCGCTGTTGTAATGATTTCAGAATACGACCACTCCGTTGAGCAGAGGGACTAACATTCGGAATATTATTATTTACAAGAGTAGCTATATGATACTGAAGTAATTCAGTATATTCATTAATAGATTTTTTAGTAGGATCTGCAACCATAAGCTTATTCAGCAATATGTTAGCCTTAATAATATCAGCCAACTTGGCCGTCAAATCATCTTCTGATTGCTGATTGTTGTCTTGCATAACGGAAGGGCGAACTTGTGGAGGTGGAATGGGAAGAATGGTACAAATGAGCCAATCGGGACGGCACCAGTGACGGCTATATCCCATAAATTCTGCATCTTCATCTGTAATTTTCTTAAATAGTTTATGCACTACTTCAGGTAAGAGATACGTGCTAAATTCGGCTTTTCCATCTTTGGACATGATTGCACCAGGAATTCCACCTCCGGGAGCATCAAAATCTTTAAAATCAGCGAAAATCTTGTGAATAGTTTCTTCTCGATACCGATTGGGTTGGCGTGAGCCACATCCATCTTCAGTATCTTCGCCGCAACGAGTAATCTTTTGAGAGGCTTCTAAGACCATCTTCCATCGAACTTCCCCCTTCAAACGAAGGAAGGCTTTGTTCTTTTCTTTATCAATCAATAACTTGCTGCATTGGAAACAAATACAATTAAGAATTTTTACCACTTGTTTGAAGAATTGAGTATAATAAACGGGTCTTGCCAATACATAATGTCCAAAATGACCAGGACAATTGTGATTATTTTGACCACACGTTCGGCATTTCTTTTCATTCTTGAGAACCCCCAAACGAGGATCCGATAGACCTCCTAAGACGGTATCGGCCGTAGAAGCTGATGTAATTTCAACTACAGATCGACGTTTAATCTCATCTGGGCTAAAGATACCAAATTGAATCGCTACAATTCCCTCCGGTTCGGAGGAGTGTTGTAGACGCGACATCCCTTCTATTCTTTTCCGTATATGGTTTTAGATCGACGATGGATCAATTTTTAAAGATAGGGTAAATTTGCAGTGCAAGTTTACCTGATCTACTATTAGAATGTCAACTGTATTTATATTAAGAGAAGATGTTACAGCATTTCTAGCTGCTACTGATGATGCAGCTAAGTTAACTGCTTATTCTACAATTATTGGAAATGCAAGTGTGGATATAAAACTTACAAATTCGGCTAATCCCGCTGATACTGCAGGTGAGTTTGGTCCTCGCATCAGTATTTTTTTAGAAGATTTAGGGCATGTATATCCTAAAAAAGTATCATCAAGGGGCAGTGGGGTACCCTCTCTTGTAGAACTTAAAAAGCTTTTTGAGGCATATATGAAGGGAGATAAAGTAGTAATTTCTGTAGATCCAGTTAATAATCCTGCATTTAAATCCAATCCTCCTATGGGTTCAGGACAGCAAGATAGTAATGAATATTTTTTAAAAGCAATTTCGAATAACATGGATCCCCCTTTTGTAAGTTATTTAATTAAGGAAACGCGTTATCTTCGCTGTACAGATAACACGGATGTATCAAATACTTCTCAAAATACATCTCATTTAGATATACCTGTTAAACAAGAAGGTACTCCTGAATCAGATATTAACATGATAGACAAATTAATAGAATATACAGCTATATCTCCTCCAGGAGCAGGAATTGGTGTAAAAACAACTATAACATGTACAGGTGATACTCTTGATGTAGAAAATAAATTAACATCTGCAACTCGTACTGAACAACATTTAATTACTACATCTACTGATAATAAATATATACTTATATTTCTTAAGATTTTATTTAATGATCCAACAATTCCAGGAGATCAGATTAAATATAAAGGAAAAATTAAAATTGCACCTAATTTTTTTTTAAATTCTAAAGGAGAATTTAATCTAACAGATGGAACACAATATACATTACTAGGGTTTACAGCTCATTATGGACCTTGGAGTGCAAAAGGTGGACGTACAGCTGGACATTATGTTTATTATAAAAAATTTGCAAATACAGGTAATAATTGGGTAAAAATTAGTGATAATGATATATCAGCTCCTATGTCTGAGGCGGACGCTCTTGTTATGAATAATGATAATACTATTCAATGTAAAGATTTTTTATATATTAAAGATAGTGAACAATCAACTTATTTTACTAAAGAAAAAACATATAATGGTTTCCAAAATTCCACAGGTAGTCTTTGCTATATGAATTCCATGAATCAATTATTAGTTTCCATGCCTGAATTTGTAGACTATGTACAAAAATTATCGTCTGGACCACCCTCTGCTCCTATTCGTGTGGTAACTTATAATATTCTTTCATCATTTCTTGCTGATAAAATGGTAATGACTAATCCAAACTATGAAAAGAATGATGAACGATTTAAGGGTGTAACTGATAAACTAAAAATAGAAATAGATAAAAAATCTATTATTTGTCTTCAGGAAGTTTCTTCCGCTTGGAAACTACTCATTGAAAAGTTTTTTACAGATAATAAATATACTATAAATAATATTGAGAATTATTCACCTAATAAAGGCTACCCTGGTTTTCAAATGGGAGTTGCAATTGCCTATCCTACAGATGTTTATACAGTTGTTGAGAATTACAAATCTGAAGTTGTTGGAATGTCTTTAGAATTACCATCAAGACCAATAGTACCACAACCAGATGTATGGGGATTGGCTCGAGCTAAACAAAATAAAATTCTTCATATAATGTTAAAACATAATAGTTCAAATACAGAATTTGCTGTATCTACTTATCATATGCCTAGTAAAGCTAAAAATCAACCTTTAATGGTTATTCATGCAGCTTTAGCAGCCAATGCTGCAAAAAAATATGCAAATGGAAAACCATATATTTTGTGTGGTGATTTTAATACATTGCCTATAAATGAAGGATATACTTTATTTAGAACAGGAAATACTTCTCTTACTATTCCAGATGAAGGTGATCCAAAATGGGAAGCTACAATTGAAAAATTACGATCTGCATATGCTGAAAACGGGGGTGAACCGGCGTATACCTGCAGTTCATTGATGAATTCAAAACCTCTTTTTCAAGGCACGATTGATTATATATTTCTTTCAGATAAGTGGAAGGTAACTGATGTTTTACCGGTTCCTACACTTGGAGACACTGAATCTATCCCCAACGCAACAGAACCGAGTGACCATGTAATGATTGGTGCTACACTTTCACTTAATTAACCGTGCACGGCCCCAATTATATGTTTTTGCAATCTTTGCAGGGGACATGGGTAATCGATACAGTCGAAAATCAAACAAAGATCCTCTAAATCGTTGATCTTGATCATCATATTGCCCCACTCCAACATCCTCCCAATTACTTTTTCCAATGTAATTGAGAGTAGTATACGAATTCAACGGCATATGCCCATCTTCGTGCTCTAACACCTTCTTGTTATCAATATACACCTGCCATGTTGGTCGAAAGGAACTAGCATCTGTAGTTGTGACGACTACATGGCACCATTGTTTTAATGGAATTGCATTGATGGCACGAACACGCATTTTACGTTGCTGAGTATCCCAAATTTCAAAAATTAGATTCGCAGAAGGAGGACCAGCTTCCTCAGATGCGTCTTCCAGAGGATAAGTTGATTCGACAGGTTCAGGACCCTTACACTCGTATTCATCGACATTGGCATTCGATGTCGCTAAATACAATTTAGGAGAAACTTCTACTGCTGCTTTTGCATTGCAAACTTTAGCAAATTCATCCGGTCGTGGTTTCATTACACCTACCAATTTAGTTGCGCGGTTTCCTTTTCCTTCGATGGCCAACCGTACATTATCTTTTCCAGCTCCGTTACCAAAATCAAAAATAGGTGCATTTTGTGTAAATTCATCATAATAGACCCAGACGCTGACAGCTCGTAAATCACGAAGGCGTACCTTCGATTCGAATTCTAATTTATCATTTTCACCAATACGGATGAATTGTTCTGCAGGAGGTTTCTCTTCTGTGACAGCTGGTAACTTATTGATGGGGACTCCTTCCACGTGGGGAGGAGGATCTCGTGCTTTGGGTGTTGTCGTCATTCCCCGCTGGGGCGACTCAACCCCTGCCCCGCTTCGCGGAACAGGGGTTTCGTCCATTTCAATAGATCCTGCAAGAGCCAACTTACTATTTTCAGCATAATCGACCATATCATCAAGAAATCGATACCACACCATGATTCCTTCAAAGAAGAGAAGGAGTTCTGCAATATCAGGAGGGGGTTTGGTATCGGTAAGTTCAAATTCATTCTTAAATTCAATCAAACCTGCAGGGATGCAACGGGGTTCCCATGCACTGCCAATTTTTAAAATGCGGCAATAATCATCTTTCTTATCACCATTTACATCCCGGTAGTAATCATCACGGGAAAAACGAATTCCTGATCGGGCTGATTTAGAAGAATAGGCAAAGGTATCTAACCCTTCTTGACCTGCTAAAGCACAAACAACACGACGACTTTCAGGATCATCGGGACGTTCTACGACGCGACAGAAATCAGCTTTATAGCCCAATCCTTGAATATCAGCGTAGGCTTCGCTATATCGTTTATTACGAACATAACCATCTTGTTCTTCTAACTGACCTGGAACCACATCCGATCGTTGTGGAAAGAATTTACCAAAATAAGCTGGAACATTTCCTTCATACCCTTCATACAGTAAATGACTGTAGAACCATTCCCATAAAACAATAATTAGGAGAAGAATTAGTACTGTATAAACCATCCATTCCATGATGTCCCTATCGTCGCGTGTGATTTTCTAGAAGAAAGTCCTCCGTAGAAACAGGATGAAGACCTTAGCTGAAGTATCAGAAGTAGATTCCTTATATTATTTCTTGAAACAGTCGATACGACAGCTTCAACAATTTCACAAAACAGGAACCGCTCATGGAGGAATTGAACCTCTTATACTAAGTGTAGAATCTCCCTATGAAATGCTAGAAGGATCTATAAATGCTATGTTTGCAGCACCTGAAATAGCTCTTGGATTAGCAGTAGCTGAACAATATACACCAGAAGAAGCGGTACGACTATGGAAAAAGGAATCACCCGCTTTGCGATGGATTGAACGATGGCTTCCAGGTGTAGCAGAACAGTATTCAATTTCTGCGTTACAAAAACTAATTGGAACTCCTATTCCTGAAATGCAAAGTGATATTTGGTCACTTGGAATTTCTTATTTATCTGTATATAATTCACTCTCTAAAGAGGAATCTTTTCCTGAAAAGGAACTCTTTTTTAAGGCTCTAACATCTATGATACGTCTTCGTGGAAGGTCTATTCCTATCTTCGAAGACGTCTCCGCGGCCGCCGTTGAGACCGTTTCCGTCGCCCCCCGTTCTGGGCGCTTGATGCTAACCGAACCGATCCGTCACGGGGAACGCAATAAAACCCGCAGGAATCCTCATAATTGAGTTCGCTTCCTTTCCATCGAAAATCGCGAGAAGCTAATTCAGGATTAAAGATTGGTTTCCCAATTGCATCTTCTCGTTTTGCCGGATTGGATCCGCCTTTATCAGAATACAAAGGAAGGGTATCCGTTGTTTGTTTAGTATTATTGGCAAGAAGTTCGGGGGGATTTTGTTCATAAAAATGAAAATCTTCACCCTTATCTACTGTCATAAAAATCTTACTTGTTTTAACAGGACATTTACCATAAAAATCCGTTTTAACAATGGAAGGATTATCTGCACGAATAAGACGATCTAATGCTTTACAATTTCTTCGTTCTTTAGCATCTAATTCATTACGTTCTCCATGAACACTGCCGGGTTGATGAAATCTGGCTCTGCATTTATCACTATCATTGTTATCCTGTCGACATTTTTGAGCCAAAGAAGGATCCATATAATTCATTGCAAAACTGTAACAGTTATGAGATTTTTGAATTGCAGGATCATTATTCCATTTTTCTGGAGCG